CACCATAATGATAGTTATCATAAGTGATTGTTATTGTGCTTAATTTTTAGGCGTTAATTTCGCTCGTTTATAAACAATTTCTGAGCTTTGAGGTTAGGGAAAATTTTTAAATTGTTGCTCTAATGGAATTTGTGTTTATCAGTACCTATATAGTTACCTTATTTAAAATTATTGAACTTGCAGTTAAGAAACTAAAATTATTAAAAAATATTGACCGAGGATTTGACAAGCCGACCATTGGACGGTATAAATATCTTATGAAGATTCCAGGGTTGGAACTTCATAGAGCATTTAAGCTCATTTTTAGGAGATCATGCAATGACTAATTTAAATTATTCTGCTTTTGATTTAAATCGCCACGAAGAGCTTTTTAATATTATTAATGCGCATGATGCATGGCGCGAAATGATTGATGATGGTTTAAATAAAACCCCAGAGCAAATTTTTAACGAATCAGTTTCTATTTTGTATGAATGTTTGCCATATTACGACCAATTAAGTAACGAATCAGAAGAAGAATTTGAGGCCAGAAAAGAAGGAATGCCAGACAAATTAAAAAAATTAATTGAAGAATTTTGCTTTGATATGAAAAAACAAAAAGAAGAGATGAACTAAAAAACCCCCATGCAAATGGGGGCTAGCTTCGGGTGATTGCTGCTGAGAACAGCAATCGCAACTTTAAACAAACTACTAACTAAATGCAATAAGGGATTTTAAAATGACAGATTTTATATCAAAAAATGGCATATATTATAATGATTTTAATGACGAATTTAATTACATTGTTTACATTGAAGAAACGACTTCTTTTAATGATTCAGGCGAACCAGGAGAATGGAACGCAAGGATAGAAACAATAAAAGTTTTTGATCCAAGCCAAGAAGAAGAGGCTTTAAAATATGCAGAAAGATTAAATTTAAATGTGATAGAATTTCCCAAAGGCTCGCGCGTTTCAATTTCTACTCATAAATCCATGTTTAATTTTGTATAAATTTTAAAAAAGGAATATTAAAATGGAAATGACAAACCTAGTAAAATTAATTCGTAAAAATGCAAATTTAACGCAAGAAAAAGCCGCTAATATATTGGATGTTGAGAAAAGGACTTGGGAGCGATGGGAAGAAGGGTCACGCACCCCTAGTATTCAAAACATGGAATTATTTTGTATAAAAACTAATCAAAATTTTGATGATTATAAAGATGAATTTGAAACTTATTTAGAAATAAATAAATTATTTAGTGAACATAAATTTGATAAAGAGAAAATTTTACTTATAACTGATATAGCTGAAAAAATTACGAAAGATATTTTAAAAGAATCTGAAAAAAGAAGAGCAAACGCAGAATTTTGTAAACTAGAACATTTTAAAAACGAAATATTAATCACTAGATGGGGTGATAGGGCTATTTATGCTGGTACTAAAATAGACGCAAATATTAGAACTTGGTACAATTTTTTGTTAGAAGATTTTCTAATTAAAAAACAGGTTATAAATTATTTAATTGAATGTGACAGTAAAAATTTAAGTTTAAATTACAATATTTCGGAAGAAAATGCCTCTTAAATAAATAATTATTCCAATTTATTTATTATTATGATTTTGACCGAGGTTGATAATGGGTAATTTTTGTAAAAATTTTTTAAAGCTTTTTGATTTTGAAATAGAATCATTAATTAATAAAGATTTAAATATTTTTAAAGCAAAAGAATTAGATTATAGTAATTTAATTACAAATAATAATGATAATTTAATTTCAAAATTGCATAAGATTTCAGATATATATGAAAATAATAAATTTGAAATAATAAAAAATATAGGCTTTGATCCAATTCAAGATTCTGAATATACATATATCCAAAGACGTTTTATTATAAATAATTATTTAATGTTTTTACAAAATGGTTGCTTAATGTATAAATTTAATGATGATTTTTTAAATGATTTTTTAAACTATCCATTAAATATTGAGGACTATATTTTAAGTAATAAAATATCATTAAATAACGATTCATTTTGTATTTATGCTAAAGATATTTATAATTTAGAACATAATAATAATAAATATAATTATAATTTAATATATGTTTCTAAAATGACTATACTTAATAATGGCGTGAGAAAAAATATATACCGATTCACATTAAAAGATATCAATAAAAATTATGGTAATATGTATCATTTTTTTAGAGAGACAGATGTAAATTTTAGTCTGGAAAGTATCTTTAAAATTAATAATATTTTATCTAATAATAATGAAGATCAAAATATAAACTTAGAATTAGCTAAGAAAATAATTAAATTAATTATTTATATTCAAAGTTCAAATGTTGATTTAAGAGAAATTAAGACTGAAGTTCCTAAAAATGATACTAGAAAAGAAAGAGACAGAGCTACAACAATTAATAATATTAATGATTCTTTAATTTCCTACTATAATGTAGGATATTCATGGAATAAATTACCAATTTATACACAAGATCAATGGTCTGTAATAGGGCATTTTAGACTTCAACCATGTGGACAAAATAGACAAAACCACAAAATAATATTCATAGAACCTCAGATAAGAACAAGACAATCTTCTAAAAATATAGAATTATCTAGTAATATTGCACAAATATAAATCTATTGATTTTCAAATTAGAGAGTGTTAATCCTTATTTTTAGAGGTTATTTTTCTAGTATTTGAGATTATATATGATAGATATTGAAGATTTAAATAGATATGACTTTACAGATGTGCTTCGTCAAATGAAAAAATACGTTGATATTACCATAAACGACGCTATGGAAAGCCAAATATATGAAGCTCTCGATACTATAAGCGTTGAAGAAATCATTCTTTTTCTAAAACACTATAATATAGACGACGTTAAATATCGGAGTAAAGAGTTTATTAAAATTCTTTCAATTTATCTTAATGAAGAAATTAAGAGCTATATTATTAGTAAGGGATATATAGCAAAAGAGTCTTATTTTATGAAAAATAAGACTAAAATAAGTGGTGTGGTTTTGAATTAGCCTATTGTCATCCCATGCAGCGCACCACCACGTAAAGCTAGGCCATACATTTTTCTTACACATTCCCTAACATCAGGGCTAAAACAATCATTAGTGTTTCTTATTTTATCTAAATATTTTGAGAGAATAGACAAAACTGTTTTTCCACCTGTAGATTTTGGGTCTAAAGGAAGACCGCCACCGCTAGAAATAACATAATCATTTAAATTTAAAATTGAACAAGCATAAAGTAACCCTTCTTTTTTAGAACGATTTAGTGCCTTATCTATTAATATATATTCATTTTGAGAAATTATATCAGTTACTTTAATAGCCCCATGATCTAAATTATTATCAAGCCTTAATAATGCAAAACTAGCCTGCTCGTATGCTTTTATTAATTCTTTATTTTCATCATTTATTAAATTAGGATTTTTTAAATACCAATTTATGATTGCTCTTTTGTCATCTAGTTCTCTGTACAATGCAATATAATCAAAAAATATGTTCATCTCAGAATCATTTAAGAGAACTATTTTATTACTAAATTCGTTGTAATTACCTAATTCTTTTGCCGCTTCAATTCCGCTTGCCATAGCATTGTCGTAGTTAGCATGGTCAAATTTTTCTATAATTTTTCTTTTATCAGTATATTGATTTGATAATAATTCTAAATTTTTAGGAACTTCAACTTTATTTATTGGTTTTAATTTAATGATTGTATCTATAAAATCTTGATTATAGTCGTTAATATCATCAGGATCAATATAGCCATAATTTGGATTTGTTTTGCGACTCATTAAAAAATCGCTACCAGCAACCGAAGAATGGTTGCCTGTCATCATCAAATCCAGAGCTGTATATAATTCATTTAAATTATTTTTTCTTGATGTTTTCTTAGCCATAAAAAAAGCCTCCCTATAAGAAAGGGAAACTTACATATATTTAAATTAATTTCAATCTTTTCTCCTATCATATTTTTTACAATAATCCATAGCCATTTCAACATGCTCAAACATATTATTGTACAATTTTTTATCTATTTCCTCGTTTTTTATGCCTTCATTTAAGGTATCAAATACTACTTTATAGCCAGACTTATATTCTTTTTTTGCTTCCATAAAACACCTCATTTTAATTATCTGTCGCCATAATTTTCATAATATTCTATCATATCAAAATTTTCTATCTCTCTATTCATTAAATCAAGATCAATTAGATTGAGTTTATTGATTATATAATCACTAATTTGGTCTCTTGTTTGATATTTCATTTTAGTGTTTAATTTATCAAATATGATTTTATATTTATTAATTATTTTTTTAATAATTATGGCAATTTTGTCATCCCAAACAATATACCCTTTATCGTTGAATTTGCTTATTTGATAAGATTTATTAGTTAATTCCCAATTTTTAGGCTCGCCTTTTAAATACCCTTCTTTATATAAAAATAAGTTTATTATAAAGCTTTCATATTTGATATTATTCTCATTCAAATGTTTGCTTAATGATTTCATTTTATACCCCATATTAGCGCATATTAATGAGCATTTTTTATTAGTCCTCAGATAAATCTTTTAAAATAAAAAAATTATAACCATCAAATTTTAAAACTGCTGTTATCTCTTTTGCTTTCATTTCATCAACAACACAATAAAATACAAAATGTGAATAGCCATTTTTAACTGCTTTATTCATCATAAACCCTGCCATGAAAAGAATATCCCAAGCTCTACCTTTTATATCATTTAACATTTTTTTTGCGCATTCAGTTAGATTTATGTAATTTTCATAAACATATTTTGAGCAATACACGGGGACACTAATTCCTAATTCGCATACTTCATTTTTAAATTCTCTTGATAAATTAAAAAGACATCCATCTTCAACGGCATTCTCAATTGTGTACTCAAAAATAACTTTAGCATTTTGATTTGACATTATATTATTCCTTTAGTTTTAAACTTATTATTGTTAGCCGCAATTTATGCGGATTATAGGATATTCTTAGAATTTTCCCAATATTCTTTTTTTCTTAGAGCTTTATTATATAACGAATATAATGTTTTATAAATTCTTGGGTTTTCATCCGAGTTATATTCAAACATACGTAATTCTTTTAAGAATCTATCAATTAAATCAGGTTTTAAATATTGTTTGTAACCATTCCCTGAATTTAATGAAATCAATTCTTTATTAAGCTCTTCTATATGAATACTCATGTTTTCATTATATCTTTCTGAATAAGCGCTCCAGTTGCTTTCTGCTAATTGATTAACTAACTTAATGCAAGGCAATCTAAATTCATCATCATCCTGAATTAGTAATGCTGTTGCAGTAAAGTAAAAACTCATATTAAATGCTATCACGCTCATGATGTATCCTTTTTATATTTTAGAAGTGTATTTATTTGCCGCTATTTATGCGGCTTTTTGAGCGCCTTGAACTGAATTAAAAAGCTTTTCTCTTAATTCTAAATCAAACAAATCATCAATATTATAAAAGTCAAAAACTTGATCGCCGCAGTGAAAATGTAGTTCATTTTCAAAATCGCTTGATTCGTCATAAACAACAACATCAATTTTAAATTTACCAATGAAGTCTACAGCTACCTCGTCATTAGAATCATAAATCTCATTAAATAAATGAATATATTTTAGTTCTTTAGATAAAAAGATTAATTGTTCAAGACCATCATTTTTATCAATGTAAGCAGCTTCTGAATATATATAGTCATTTGGTGAAATATTAATTTCTTTCGAGGATAATTTACAAGCTAAATCAAAAAAACTTGGGTAAGATAAATATCTTTGGTATTTCATTTTCGATACTCCCTATGGGAATGAGTTAATTGTGAGTCGTTTTGTCTCACAATTAATTGTTTACACCTGTTAAAAAAATTTGTCAATTTAATTTTGAAATTTTTTTAACAATTAATTTTCTAATTTTATTTGACAAAATTTTAATTACATGTAAATATTTATTTGTGGAACGATAGGCGTCCATAAATAAACTTTCCCATAGGGAGAACCGATATGACAAAGTCATTAAATATTTTACCATTTCAAAAGATAAATTTATTAAAACTAAACCCAAAAGATGAAGTTTTGCTTTCTGACGGCCAAATAAGAAAAGTTAAAAAAGTTGAGTTTGATACAATTAAAAATAAAACATTTTTAGATATAACATTTGATAAAAAAGTAACTGGTTATATTAATTCTAAATTAAAATCTAATAATCAATTATACTATTCAAATGGCAATCATATTGAAGAAGAAAATGGTAGTTGTATAAATATAATTGGTATAATCAAAAGAAAGAATCCAATCAAACTCACTGATAAATATTCAAACTACACTAGGGAAGATTTAATTTATCAATTAGATAATCTAATACAATGCCAAAGAAAATTAGTAAATCAATAATATATTTTGAGGTATTTTAATATGAAAATTTCCGAGATAATAGAGCTTTTAGAGATAATAAAAGAAGAGCACGGGAATAAAGAATTTTGGATATTTAATGATACTTTTGGCGACCACAAAGTTTATTCTATTAAGGTTGGCCAAAACAAATTAAATAAAACTGTCGCATATTTTGACCACGATGATAAAGAAGATGCGAAAGATATTGAGTATACATTGACAGATTTAAACACAACAAAGAAAGCGAGTTAAAATATGAATTGTTCAGAATGCAATAACTCAGGACATGTTGAAGTTTTTACTTGCTGCAAAGGTTTCGATGACTTGCTTAATAAAGAATGTTGTGGAATGCCTTATTTTGCTGAAGAATTTTGTAAATGCGGAATAATAAAACTGTATCAAATAACATATATCCATAACAATGATGAAGAAGAATCAGAAATTTATATCAATGCTAAGTCAGAAAAAGAAGCAAAGAAAATTTATTATTCAAAGGTTGAGAATGATGAATTGCCAGAGGATTCTAGTTTTTCAAGTATATCTGAAATTTAATCAAAGAAAGCGATAATATGACTAAAGAGCTTATAAATTTCAAAGAATATTTTAATGAACATATTCTAAAAATTGACACAGAAAATGAAATAATTAAATCATTTTTTTGCGCACGAAAAAACAATTCTGCCTACTGGTTTAGGGTTATTTTTGCTCCATATCACATAACAATTTATGGAGATATCGGTAATTTAGCTTTTCATGTTTCCGACTATGACTCATTAAAATGGTTATTATCTACCGATAAAAAGCATATTCAATATTTGATGAGTAAAGTTCCTTCTGAATTTAAATCAGCAGTGTTTGAGTTTTCGCATGAAAAAGCATTGTCTTTTCTTGATGAGCAAGAAAATGATTTAAAAAAATCTATACAAGACAAAAAAGAATCAGACGAGGATATGGATTTTTATGATGATAATTCTTTTTTTGTAAAGGAAAATATAGTCATAAAAGAATGTGAAGACAAAATTAATAAAATACTATCTCTAAAAGATGATTTACCAGATATTAGCGAAGAAGAATTTTATCAAAGACTTGTTGTTGATTTAGATGAAAGTGATTTAGAAACTTCTAGTTTTAAAGACTATACAAGCCATTGTTATTTTATTGCTGCCGCTTTATTTAAGTTTTGCAAATTATATAAAGAATATAAAGAAATAAATTTAGACCATGATAAAAATATTTATATGAATACTCAAGTAATAGTCAACTCTAATAACAATTATTGAGGTTTAAATGAAAGCTTATATCAATAAAAATACTCATTACAAATGTGACTACGATTTAAAATATCCATGGCCTGATCATACGGTTTTAAAACCTATGTATGATACTGATGAAAATAATAACAAAATAAATTTTTGTTTTGATCTTTATATTAAGAAACCTGAAACTATTATATTTACAGAAGGTGAAAGTTTTGAACAATGCGAAGATTTTGCTTGGAATAAATATAATGACTTTATAAATTGTTCTCTGCATGATTATGAATTAATAAATAAAAACCTCTTTCCAACTTCTTCTTGGGTTTTTGTATGCAACAAATGCGGACACATGAATTTAGGTGACAAAGCTTTATTAATCAAAAATAAATTAGCGGATACAGCTTTTTAAAGGTAAATATTTATGAATAAAATTTTAATTCTTGACACTGAGACAACTGGTTTAGATCCAAAAAAAGACTCCATAATTGAAGTAGCTGCAATTCTTGTTGATTTAAATCATAAAAGAATTGAATGCCAAAGATCAGGGTTAATTTATGCGCTGACAAATGAGGACTCAGAAAAAATAACGGGAATTACTCAATTAATGTTAGATGGAGTTAAGAACGCTTTTGATGATCCATTTAATTCTATTAAAATAATGGCTGAACAAAGTATTTGCATTGTCGCTCACAATGCAGAATTTGATAAAGCTTTTGTGGAAGCTAAGGGGATTGTTTTGAGTGGCATAAATAATCTACCTTTAGCGTGGATTTGTTCATATCGCGACATAAATTATGACATTCAAACTGAAAATAAAAAACTAAGCACGCTTGCAGAGGCTTATAGCGTCGATTCTGGCGGCGCTCATCGTGCGTTATCAGATGTTACGATGCTCGCTCAAATATTATTTAAAGTACCAAATATTGAATCGCAAATTATTAGTGCAATCGAAAACAAAAAAAAGCCAGAAGTTAAAATAATTTCATTAGCTCCGTTTGATATGAAAGAGGATGTAAAAAAAGCTGGTTTTCGTTGGAACCCTCAAGATAAAACTTGGTGGAAGAATATTCGAGCTGCTAATGAGAATGAAATAAATAATATAATTAGCTCATTTGGATTTGATGTCAAAATAGCTTAATAAAATTAAGATGTTTTCATTTATAACTGAGACATGATTTTATTATAACTAGGAATGAAAATGATTTTGAAGAAAAAAAACCGCAAAATAAAAGAACTAACGGAACATCAAATGCTTTCTATGAGTAGTGAAGAGTGGCGTGCGTATAAAAAAAGACAATACCGTGCCAACAGAACACCAGAAGAAAGAGAAAAAGAGCTAGCTAAGCGTAGGGTTAATAGACCTAAATTAAAATCTGGCAAAAAAGCTCCTGCTTGGTTTGTAGAGTTATTAAAGCTTCCAAAGGGAAAATATTTAGCCAAAGATATTGCTGATAAATTAGGAATTTCAGATAGAAATTTAAAAATTGTTTTGCGTAAGAGAGGAATAGAACCAGCAGGAACGGAATTGATTGAGGGTTATTATTTTGCGTATTATTTAACTTCTCAATTTAAAGAACTTCCTAAAGAAGATATTGAGGAAGCAAAAAACAAATTAAAGGAAGAAAAATAATGAAATTCAGGGCAATAAATTTAGAAGGTGATTATGATATAAAAACTGATTGTTCATCAGGGTTAGATGCAGTTAAATCATTAATACAAAATATTGACGACAATTATAGTCATGATGATTTTTATGATGATGGTTATTTTTATTATTATGTTAAAAATATTGAATCCAAAAAAGTTAAAAAATATAATCATATTAGAAAAATTGAAGTCACATCAGAAGCAGAAGAACAAGAATTAACAGAATCAGATATTAATTTTATGACTGAAAATTTTAAAAATCAAAATCCCATAAATAAATTCCTTATCATGTCGGATGATGATGCTAAATTTAATTTTGATAACGCATTTGAATCAGAAAACTTTGATACAGCAGCAAAAGATTTTGCGGATTCTTTTAATGAAAGAGATGTATTATCAGACGAAGAATTAGACTTTATGGTCATAAATTTGTTAACAAATGAATATAAATCTTATCATCTTTGGGTTAATGTAAAAGTTGATGATATAATTAATGAAGTAGAAATAACTGAAAATGATAAAGAAGATATCAACAGGTATTTAAATTAGGAGTATATATGACTAACTTAGTACAACTTGATTTATTTGGATTGTCTGCAATAGTAAAAAAAGTGATTGAGAAAGTTACTTATGAAACAAGATATTTTGTTGAACTTATAGATGGTATTTACCACTGCTTTGTTCAGAGAAGAAAAGGCAGAGCTAAATGGTCAAAGAAAAACGTAATTGAAAAATCTAAAAAACAAATATTTTTGACTTACGCAGATAGTGATTTGGGTTTAAGGTTAATATGAAAGCAAAAATCGCTTATAATTATTATTTTGATTATGAATCAAAAATAGACACTTGGCCAGAAGGAACTTCTATTGTTCCACATGAAGATCATAAAACAAGTATTTATGATAAAGAAAAAGATGATTATATAATTAATGATTACTATTTTGAAATATATTCAAAAAATCCGGATTCTTATTTTTGCAGCCCTTCAGCTAAAACATTAGAAGAAGCGGAGAAACTTGGATACAAAAAATTTCAAGAATATGTTAACTGCATTGAGCATGAATTTGAACGCAGAAATTATACAACTGGCGTAGGTTATTGCAAACATTGTAATCTATTTAAATCTGAAGCTTTTTTGCCTTCTACTTTATGCATTATTTGCAAACAACCTACAAATTTTTGCTATGACAGCATTAAGAACTATTACTGTGAAGATCATGCATTTGAAAATAAAGATGAAAAGTATTTAAATGAAAAAAAAGAATTAGAGTTATTTAAAGAGAAAATGAAAAAAATAAAAGAAAGCAAATTTGAAAGGGAAAAATTTAAAGAAAGCTTAAAAAATGTAATGCATGCTATAGCTGATAGTGTGAGTATAGAAAAATGAGCGCATTCATTTTTGACAATCATTACCGCTATTCATCTAAAATTAGTTCATGGCCTAATGGAACATTTTTAATACCTCAAAGTACAGAAAAATACGACAAAGAATTAGATAAATACTCGTTCGATAAATATTATTTAGAAGTGTATTCCAAAAATCCTGATTCTTACTTTATAAGTCCCCATGAAAAAACATTAGAAAAAGCAGAAAGAAAAGCTTATAAGATATTCTTAAATTATTTGAATTGTAAAAATCATGAATTTGAACGTCAAGATTATTTTAGAGGTACTGGAATTTGTCGTAAATGCAATTTATTTTCTTTTCATGCTTTCACTCCTCTTTTTAGATGTGAAATTTGTAATATTCCTACAGATTATTGCCATGATGATTATTATAAATTTTATTGCGAGGAACATAAAGATCTTAATAAATCACAATACTTTGCAATCCTTCAAAACAATATTTTAAGATCGAAAAGATGTTATGAGAGAATTGCTAAACTAAATAATGAAAATAATTTTGAACAAATTCGTTATATGGTTGAGAGAATATATTTCAACAAAAGATAATTTTTTATAGAATGGTGAAACTGATTAATAATTGTGTCGAGGAAAATAAGGCGGATCTTTAGGAAGATCATAAATCGTACAAAGATTTGGACTTATCCACCTCCATTTACAAGGATTATTTTTAAAGAATACCGTAGTTGCAAACATGCCTGATAAAATCAAAATCATTTTTATTTGTTTCTTCATTTAGACCTCTATTAAATTTTAGAAATTTATTTTTATAAGTATGGACATGTATTTAATAATTTATTATAAATAGTATGTCAATCAGTTTTTCAAAAAGTCAATATATAGTTTTGTTTCTTTACCTTAATTTGAAAGGGTATTTTAATGGTTGTAAAAAAAGCCAGAAAAGCTTCTACCAAGAAGACCAGTGCAAGAAAATCTACTAGAAAAATAACTACAAAAAAAGCAGGAGCAAAGAAAAAGAAAGTAGCTGCTAAAAAGACCGTTAAGAAGAAAGTAACTAAAAGAAAAACAGCTAAAAAAACAACAAAGAAAGCAGTGAAAAAGAAGGTAGCAAAAAAAGCCGGAGGAAAGAAAAAAACAGCAAAACGTGGTCGCCCAAAGAAAGTAGGAGCAAAAACCGTAAAGAAACGTGGTCGTTCTAATAAGTCAGATAAGTTAAAAAAAATAAGAAGTAGGATTAATTTAGGAACAGATTCTAATACTCAACAAAACGTTTCTAAAGGAACTGATCCAAATAATCCTCAAAATGTAAAAAATAAAAGAAAGTAATATGAAAAATTGGATTAATTATCAAGGAATACAAAACAGATATGGAGCACAATCATCAAATTTAACAGAAGCACTTCGTTATTTTAGTTACTCATTTATTGCATCAATAATTATAAGTAGTAAGGAAGAATTTAAAATTGGTAGCAATATTTTGCTTTCTAATACTCAGATAAAAATACTATTAATATGTTGTATAACTTTTATATTAATTGATATTTTTCAATATACCGTATCTTCATTGCTTAATTTTATATTAGCTAATATTATTCATATTGATAAAAAACTATATAAAAAAGATAGCTCAAGTCAATATAAAATATTTGACTATAAAAAAGAAAATGATGATACTGAGAAAATATTTGAATTAGATTGTATATCTGTTTTTATTTATGAGATATTTCTGCCAATTTTGTTTTTTTTAAAATTCATTATTTCTCTTATTATGATAATTAGTGCTCTTATTTTTTTAATTACTACTATTAAATCAATTTAAAATACTTTATTAACTAACTTATTTAATCCCCAAAGTCTTCATTATAATCTGAGCAACAACCTTACTTTTAGTTAGTCCCGTTTGTTCAACTAAATTTTCAAGAGCTTCATTAACATCAGGTCTTAAATGAGTCATTACAGGTTCTAGGCGTGCTTTTTTTTGTTTCTTTTTTAGTTCTCTTAGTTCGTCAACAAAAGAATTTACGCTAGCAGAATTATTTTTTGGCTCTTCTGTTACGGTAGCGGAAGCTCCTACTATTTGGGGTTGTGGCTCATCTGTTGGTGTTGCTTTAATTTTAAGTGATTCTTGTAACCTTTTATTTGTTGATGGCGCGATGCTCATTTTAGACTCCTTCTACTATATTGGACAACTCTTTATATGCTACCGCAACGTTAGAATCAGGAGCGAATAAACCTACGGGAGTTTTTTGGCGCTGACTTTCAATTACTTTTACAGAGTCCGGAACTTTCACGGTTAGAAATTTTTCTTTGTACTCTTCTTCTAATTCATCGAGTAGAGCGCGTACAGCATTGGACCCGCCCTTTTGAAATGAAGTAACAAACACGCCTAGAAGTTGTAAATCGGGATTGTTACCACTTTCTTTTATCATCTGAGCAACTTCATGAATCGTGCGCATCCCTTTTTGTGAGTACACGCTTAAATCTGTAGGAACCAAATAATAATCAGCCGCAACAAGAGCATTAATAGTTAGAACATTCATTAATGGAGATAAATCAATTAAAATATAATCAAAATTATCTTTTATTTTTGCAAGTATACTTTTTAAAATATGTTCTTTATTCAGTCGGCTGTGCAAGTGATCACTGATAGTTGCGAGTCTACAATCAGAAGGAAGTACAAGCGTATTTTGCCATGCTTCAATGGCTGGTTTAATTATTTCATCCAATTGAACCTTATTTTTAACATCTAAAAAAGCATCAAAAATAGTTTTAGTTTCCTCGTCTGTTACTTCACTCATACTCTTACCTAAAAGCATTTTGCTTGCATTTTCCTGTGAGTCTAAATCAACAACGAGCACGCTTTTACCAGAATTTCCAAGTTGGTACGCGAGTTCAATTATAGTTGTAGTCTTTCCTACACCGCCCTTTTCGTTCACGATTGCAATTGTTCTTGTCATGGTGTTTTACCTCCATAATTATATTACTCTCATAAAATATTTTGTTAACTTAGTTTGATTAAATTTTTGGCAGTGAGATTTTTAGAATTGTAGAACGTTCGTTTTTATGAATGTTCGTGCGTACGAATTTGTGAAACACTTTTATATTTGTTTTTACAAAAGAGCTTTTAATCTCTCTAATCCGTCATTACTTAATTGTATTACTGCTAAAGCGGTGCAATCAAACTGATCATCATATTTAGCTTTTGGAAATTTACTCATTTCACTCACATATTCAGGAACCCAAGGGAACAATTTAGGGTTCGGTAAATAAATATTTCCAGCTTGTTGCAAAGGTTGAACAACTAAACCTCTGTTGAATTTTTCGGTTTTAGGATTGAATGGAATTAAGCCTGAAATTTTATTTTTTAGCATTGAAATAACAGCACTACCATTTGCTTTATCTTCTATATATTTAGCATGTGCTAACGGATATTTATTTGATAATAATTTTACTTGTTCTATTTGTTGTGGGAAGTCCCAATGACCACGAACTTGATCCAATAAATAAAGGTTAACACCTTTTTTGCCCCAAACTTGCCCGACTGTAAAATCATTATCCTCTGAGCCTTTGAAAGAAAAATCCCAAGTTTGAATAATGCGGTCGTAAAAAGTAAATGGTTGATCGTAGTAACGCCAATCTTCTCTTTTAAACAAAGTACCACTAGCAGGCAATGGGTCCTGTTGATATTGAGCGTTCCAATTATAATCGCCAATTGTCTCTTTAATGTCCTGAAGCGCTTCTAAGTCATAAAGCTCAGGAAATAAAGCCTCTCCTCTTTTTCTGTTTATTTCGTTTTCTGTTGCTATAGCTGGATAGCAAACAACTTGCCATTTATGAGGTTCTGTTCTTAATAAATAACCGCTCAAATCATCTTCATGCCAACGGGTTTGGATTATTAAAATTCCAGCACCTTTGTAGCGTCTAGTATAAACTGTGGATTTGTACCAGTTAATTACTTTATTACGCATTGTATCGGAGAGGGCTTCTTGTCCATTTTTATGAGGGTCATCAATAGAGATAATATGACCGCCTTTTCCAGTAATTCCAGAATCCACACTACCAGCAATGAATGAACCGCCGTAAGTTGTTTTCCATTTTTGCAATGACTTACAATCTTTTTTTAAATCAAATTTTGGAAATATTTCTTTGATCCAATCTTCTTTGATTAAGTCCCTGCATTTTCCTGAAAATTCTTCTGAAAGTGTTTGACCATATGAAGTAGAAATATATTCGCCTTTAGGATACTTACCCAAAAACCATGCAGGAAATCTTTCACTAAAATGAAATGATTTTCCATGTCGTGGTGGCATGAACATCATTAATCGAGGGGATTTTTTATCAATAACATCTTGAGCAAATTTCTCTAATCTTCTGCATATATCAACATGTACCCAACCAGGAATATAATCTGAAAAACTTTTTTGACAGAAGTTTAAAAAATCATCCTGTTCATTTTTACGTTTCTTTATTTGATTGAGTAATTCAAGAATTTTAATTTTTTCTTGAATACTACTTGTCATTTTTCTCTGCTTTTTGGTGTTCTTTTAAAAGTTTTTCATAATATATATCTAACTCTTCCCTTGTCATTTCTTCTATTGCTTTTGTATTATTTTGATTATTAGAATTGAATATGTTTATCTGAGAAGAATCACCATAATCATCACGAAACCTTTTACTCATTTGATATTGTATTTGATTACCATTTCCTTTTGCTGTTACAGCATTATTTAAGGCCAATGTTTCCCAAAATGCTTGGCATGCAGTTTGTGCTATTTCAAACGACTCTTTAAAGTTTTGAATTTCATTAATCCAGTTATAAACAGTTTGTTTACTCACTCCGATTTTTGAAGCAAAAAAAGAAAGGCTTTGCCCTTTCTTCATTGAGTCAATTATTTCGTTGTGATATTTATCTTGGAATAATTTTTTTCGGCCTGCGCCCTTAGGATTTTTAATTTGTTTAGATTTATTTGAATTTTTGACAGACGGTATAATTTTCTTCATTACAACTAATCCCCCTTAAAATATTATTAAAAAGAAGATAACGGACTGTCTAAATTAAATATTGGAGTTTATTTTTTTGAATCTCATAAAATTTTTTATAATTTTAATTCTTTTTATAAATAATACATGCTTTCCAAATGAATCAGCTTGCGAAAGATGTGAAAAAGGTTGTAGTACAGGTTTTAATAATAAAAATAATTCATTCACCAAAAAAGAACTAATAAATATACTAAATAATAAAAATAAATATAAGATAGTTATTATAGATAAAATTAAAATTAATGAATTTATGATTCTTTCTGAGAATAGCGAATTAATTAACTGTAACTTAATTAACTGTGATGGACTAAAGCATAAATTTTTAGCTTTAGAAGAAGATTTAAATAATAAATTAAAAACAACTGATAAATACATAGTAATGGATAAAAATACTAAAAAATATTTTATACTAGGATGTGCATGTTGTGAAAAATGTCCGCAAAAAAAATGTGACTAAATTATTCAAAAAACCAAGATATAATAAATATCATAGATGTATATGTAAATATATAAGGGAATATACACCAATTATAATATCTGTTTTATCTCTTTTTTTTGGAATATACTTTTCAATTATAACTAATAACTTTGATAGAACAAAAAAAGTAATTGAAATATCTCCAATTTTACAAAATAATATAGAATCATATAATAAAGAAATTATGTATTCTATTATTGAAAATAAGAAAAATAATTGCGTGATTAGCGATACGCAATACGAAACAGTTTTAAAACTAAAATCTTTATTATGGGCATACATAGAAAGTGCAAAAGTGTTTTCAGCAAGTAAAGAATTATATAGTAAATGTAATGAATCATTTAATACGTCATGGAAATTATTTAATAAATACTATTCAGATTTAAAAGTAATAGATGAAAATGATTACAATATTTTTGATAAGCTAAATTTGAAAGATAATTGCACAAACTTCAACAAAGATATAATTGAAAATAATGTCAATTGAACATCTTCCCAGTTTCTTGAATATTTTTATCAATTTGTTTTCTTTGTTGAGCGAGTAGCTCTAAAGCTTTAGGTAAATCATCTATATTATCAACAACAATTTGTTTACGCTCTGGAGTATCTGGTGGGTTTTGATGCAAAACAAATTCAGCAACTTTTTCAATTTTTCTATTTGTCTCTTTAAGAGCTATCTTTAATTCATCAACTTCAGATTTTAATTTACCAACATCATCCATTGTTGCTACAGTTGATGATGATATTTTTTCTTTATTAATATATGTAGTCAATGACTCACTTGGAGCAAAATAATTTTTATTATTTATAAATTGATAGTCATTAGGTCTTACGCGCCAATTTAATATTCCACGTTTAATCATTAAATCTCGCCAATCTTCAAACTTTTCTTTTTTATCTAAAATTCCAGCTAGTTCTAAATCATGCTTAAATATCAAGACAAATTCACCGTCTCTTTTTTCAAGAGGTGAATTTACATAAGTGTCAAGTAAAAATGTTGCAACTTTTCCTGAGTTTTCAATCTTTTTTCTCTTTAGATACATCAATAAATTTTGATATGTTTTAAATTTTCTATCCTTTTTTTCTTTTTTGTTGCTATTTTTAGAACTCAACTCTTCAGATTCAAAAATTTGTTCATCCATAAAATTCCAACCTTTCAATCCCTGTTAGTTGTTTATTTACTGTGTAATTATTGCATTATGACAATTTTATGTCAAATGTTAGCAGTATAGTCTCTGACTATCAACTAACTACGTTAGCACTTTGTGCTAACGCTAAAAAAAGCGGTGCTAACGCGGTGCTAACTGTAAAGTAACAGTTTGTTAGCACCGCGTTAGCACTAAACAATATAACTTATTAAAATACCAAGAAATACTAGTTTATAAGTATGTTAGCACCGCGTTAGCACTGCGTTAGCACCGCGTTAGCACAAAGCAGAAGTTTTTCTCTCGTATGTATGAAATCTCAGCAATAGTATGTATGTATGTTATACTATGCTCGATCTTTCTTGCCAAAATAAAAAGCATACGATCTCGACGTTTTAAAACCAAAGGCAAAATCTGCGCAGCTTGTGACGGCTCTTTGATTTTCTTAATATCTGTAAATTCATAGCCGCCACATAACTTGCATTTGCTTCGCAAATTGCAAGTTCATTGAAAAAAATAAAATTATTTCTTGTTGTTATTAAATAGAATAAAAGCTATTATTGTAGATATTAATTTGAAAATAAGGTTAAAAATGTTTACATATCTCATTACAATATTTCTACTTTGTGCAAGCTCATCTATCATGATTGTTGCATGGTATGGACATCTCAAATTTGTGAATAGTCCACTGTGGATTGTTATTTTAATCTCTTGGGGAATTGCATTTTTTGAGTATTTATTACAAGTTCCAGCTAATAGAATTGGTCATAAAGTTATGTCTGCCGCACAATTAAGAATTATTGCTGAAATGTTCACATTATGTGCATTTTTCTTCTTTTCAACTTTTTATTTAAAAGAAAAGTTTACATTAAATTATTTTTTAAGTTTCCTTTGTATTTTTGCCGCTGTCTATTTTGCTTTTTTTGGACCATTTAAAAATTGATGAGATTTTTAAATCTGGGTAAAACTTTCCCGTTACCTTTGAAGCCTATAAATTAATTTTAAAGCTATGAATTCAATTTTTAGATACTAACTGTCATGAGAAAATTTTTAGGTACCTTAAAACGCTTTAAAATGATTTTGTTTATTTATTATGCAATTTTCTTTTTTTGGATATTTAAATGCCACTCAAAACCCATTGCATCAAGAATTTCAGAAAATTTTGTTAGCGAAGGTTCTCGCTTTCCTTCTTCGTATTGAGAATAAGAAGTTCTTTCGCAACAAAGATCAATCGCAACTTTAGCCTGTGATAGTCTTTCAGACTCACGAATATTTTTAAATATTAAAGAAGTAACATGTTTTGAATTGAAAAATTTAACTGTGAATTTATTATTAGAAATTATTTCGATTTTAAAATCATCATCTGAAGCTTCACCTTTAGAAATTCCCTTTAAAAGCTGCAAAAGTCTTTTATTCAATCTTAAAAATAGATCTTCCTCTGTTTTTCCGAGCTCGATTAAATCAATAAGCTGAATCTTAGCGCTCCATACCTCGCTACCAAATCCAAAGCTTCCTTCTAAATTCATCTTTACCTCCAATTCTAATTTTTTTAGCAGTCAATTGACGGCAAAGCAAATTAAAATTTTTTAAAATGGAAATTGATTTAAATTTTTGCAATTATGATTTCACGAGGTGAAAAATGGATGATCAAATTTTAGTAACAGAATCAGAAATTGAAAATGTAAAAAAAGAATTTGAAGGATATGTAAATAAAATAGCAGAGGTAAGTAATTATTTAAATAACGAATTGGAAGCCTCTTTTGTTTTACTCTCAGCAGCAAGAAAAAATATTGATTTAATTAAAGCAAAATATGAACTTGATTTTCCTATAGCATCAGAAGTATATAGGAATTTGTCATTACAGGTAATTGATTTTGAAAATGAGATTGCAGCCCATCTAAGCGTAGGAAAAAAATAAAGTATTTTTTAAATTATTACCGTGCATATTTGGAGTTATTCGTATGTGTAATAATTTTGATAATATAGAGAATCAAGCAAGGATAAATTTAAAAGGAAGAATTGATATAACAAAAAGGGCTAGAATGATTGCTGAAAAGAGATTGAAATTTTATTCTTTTTGGTTAAATTTTGGAGTTGGTTTTATTTCTATAATGAATATATTTATAACTATATTTATGTTAATTTATAAGAAAGACGTTCATTCTAATGATGTTTTAAATTTAGCTGTTATTTTTTATTCTTTATTATTAATTATTGTATCTTTAATAATATGGAATAGTAATTTTGAAGTTAGATCAGAGAATTTTAGAAAATGCTATTTAAAATTAGATAAATTGATGAGAATTGATTTTGAAGAAAAAAGTTTAAATGATATTGAAAAAAAATATCATTTAATTTTAGAAAATTTTGATAATCATCATGATTTAGATAATATAAAAGCAAGAATTTTATTTAATAGAAATTCAAATAATATTCCATTTAGCCTTAATATATATGATAAAATATATTACTACTCTTTAAAAATAATAACATATTTATTATATGTTTTTATATTAATAAGCCCTTTAATAATAATTTATATATTCAGATAATACTTTTAGACAGTCCGTATCTATCCTCTTAACTTATCTCTAGGGGGGATTTATGAAAAAAGCTCTAGTTAAAGCTCAAACAAAAAATAAACAAACAATTACAAATTTAGATGGCTGGCAAGATGTTAAAAGAGGTTTAAATTCTTTTAAAGATAAAAGAACTTCAATTATGTTAACTGATTTCTCAGTTAGTAAATCTTATTCTGATATACTTTATAAAACAGATAGCCTTGCAAAAAAAATAGTGAACGAACCAGTTGAGGATTCTTTAAGAGAAGGCTTTAATTTTGTTTTAAAAAGAAAAAAAGAATCTGAAAAACTAAACCATGAATTTAAACGCTTGCTTTTAAGAAATAAAATTGAGACCGCTTGGAAAGATGCAAGAAAATATGGTGGATCAGTTCTCTTGTTTGGATTTGAAGATGGGCTTACATTAGTTGATGAATTAGAAATAGATAGAATAAAAGGTATAAAGTGGATACTTCCTTTTAATAAACATCAAATACAGGCAGAAGGAATTGATGAGAATTTAGAGTCATCAAACTTTGGTAGACCTTTGTTTTATAAATTTAATTATTCAAATAATTTTAAAGAAAAAAACAACACAGTTGAAAAATTTCACGCCTCAAGATGTATTGTTTTTGATGGAGATATTTTAGATTATGAGAGTTTTAAAAGTAAAGGGTTTTTTCATGAAAGCATTCTAACTTCAATTTATCCAGCTCTAAAAAACTATAATATTGCGCATGAAAGTATTGCGGCCGCTTTTCCTGAAATATGGCAAGGGATTTATAAAATTCCGTCATTTATGGACGCAATAGCTTCTAGTAATGAAGAATTAGTTAAAAAAAGAATTGAAGTCATGGATGATATGCGTTCAAATTTTCGGGCATTAGTTTTAGGAGAAGGTGAAGATTTTGATAGGAAAGCTTTATCATTCGCTGGAATTCCTGAACTATTAAATAAAGTGACAGAAAGACTTGTTGCTGTAGCAAAAATGCCTCACACAAAATTATTAGGTGAAGGCAGCCAAGGAAACACTAGCGGACGCACAGAACAAACAGAATGGTACGATATTGTATCTCACATTCAAGAACAATATCTACAACCTAAATTGGAAACTATTGGCGAATTCTTAAAACAGTATTTATGCCAAGATAAAGAGCAGGAAATCCAGATTGAATTCAATTCTCTTTATCAGCAAGACCCACTTAAAGAAGCAGATGTTTATCTTAAATATGCGCAAGCTGACAATCTTTATATTACTAATCAGACTATAGATCCCCATGAAGTAGCACAATCTAGGTTTAGTGGACTTAAATTTGGAAATAGAATTATTCTTGATAAGAAGATAAGAAAAGCAAATAAATTAACTTCTGAGATTCCAGAAGACAAAGAAAACAACGAGTCAGAAAATGAATAGCATTCAATTTATTGAATATGCTCTTTTAAATTCAAAACCAAATTTAAAAGTCAGAATTCAAGCTGAGCCACCAATATCTTTAGAACGTCAATTTCAAAATGAAATTTTAAATTTAGCAAAGCCGTTTTTTAAAAAATTTAGAAGTGATTTACTTTTAAAATATGACATTTGGAATGATAAATATTCTTTAAATTTAGATTCAGAAGATAATGAAGAAGATAAGAGTGATATAGAGATTTTTTTTAATAATATTTTGAAAGGTATCGGAATTTATTTCAGTTATAAAATCTTAAAATCTTTAATTAGTAAATTTTCTCAAAAAATATTAATTTATTCTAAAACTAAGTTATCAAATCAAATGGAAAAAATATTTAAATTAAAACCATTTTATAGTCAAGAAAATTTAAAAATATCAATTAATTTATGGGTTGAGAAAAACATCACAAAATTGAATAGTAATTTAATTCAATGTGTTCAAAACAGTAAAATATCTATTTATTCAATGTTTGAAAAGGAAGAAAAAGGAAAAGAATTTTTTAAAAAACAAGTGATTGAAAATCAATTAAAATTTGAATCTTCAATTGCTTTTTTTGCCCGTGATCAAGTTTCAGGTCTTGATGGGCTTTTAACAAAAATTTTGCATGCAGAAATTGGGATGGATAATTTTATTTGGTCTACATGCAGAGACGATAAGGTAAGACCTACTCACAGAGCATTAGAAGGTAAGCTATGTTCTTGGTCTAACCTTCCGAAATTAAACGGTATTTCTGTCTTTCCAGGCTCTGAAAATTGTTGTAGATGTGTAGCTCGCCCAATAGTAAGTCATAAATTAATTTAGACAGTCCGTTCTCCTCTGAATAATTTTTAAATGATCTGAAGAAATTATTCTTTGATCATTTGGAGAATTTTATTTAATGGGTGCTAATGTTTTTCCTAGCTATTCAAGGCAGGTCACTAATTATACTTTACAAAGCGAAGAGAGTGAATCTATTAATTTGCAAGGTCTGCAATTTAATTATAACGAGTCACAATTTATAGCTACAGTTAATAATAAATATGAAAAAATTATAAATTTTAAAAAAGAAGGGAGTAATATATTTTTTGAAACTGATTCTTTGTTAATCACGCCAGATATTAGTAAACCCACTACTAATATTATTGTAAAAAACAAAACTAAATCAGTCTTTTCCTATACATTATATGTTGTTCCATGGCTAGATATTTACCAAGATGAGATTAATGAAATTAAAAAATCTTTATCTAATAATTCATTTAATTTCTCTAAAACATTTCCTTCAATTGAGTTTGTTCCATCAAATATAGTTTCAACATTAACACACAATTTGGATAAAAGTGTTTCAGAATTAACGGTAAATGTTTTTGATTTTTCGGAAAATCCTACTATAAAAAGGCCTGTTTACGGAAAATTTGTTGGCGGTATTTTTCAAATTGGTGACATTGTTATTTCTCAAAATCAAGCAAATCCAAACAATGCAATTGACGTTAAATTTAATTCTGAAGTAAAGCCAAGTTATTGTTTGTTAAAATTAGAAGGTCGAAGCTTAACTCTTGAATTATTGGATAGTCAAAATAAAAATTATAACTATTCAAATAGAAATTTAGATCAAGGAACTTCTGAATTAATTAAACACAATTTAAATATTGATGTTTCAACTTTACCTATACACGTAAAGATTGAGTATTTAGTAAATGGAAAAGCTGTTTTCGTTCCTGCAAACAGACCAAGAACATTAAAATTTGGTAAAATTGGAAATAGCACATTAGTTAATTTATTAAATCAAGATATTCTTTCTGATAATGGTAACATTAGTTTAATTATTTCATCCGAAAATCCAAATAAAGAACTTAAAATTGAAAACAATGTAAATTTAGTTTCAAATAATTTTAAATCAATTGGATACACAATTGATGTTAGTGAAGTTTTTATAGGTTTAACTTTGCATATAGAGCTTGAACATCTTTAAGAAAGTAAAAAGATAAAATATGAAATCAATTGAATTATCAAATATAAATGATGTTAATAAATTAGAAGAAACGGTTAAGAAAATTATTGGAGTTCCTTTAGGGGCTGCAATTTCTACTTTTCCTAGTCTTGGTGGCTATAAATGCGAGGCATTAGAAATAGCTGATAGCTACGGATTTGTTCTTTGTAATGGACAAGAAATAAAAGACAAAGATTCAATTTTTTTTGGAAAAAAAATTCCAAATTTAAATAACAATTTATTTTTAAAAGGTTCTTTACAAGATAATACAACGCAAGGAAATAAAGATCACAAAGCTGATTTTGATCATACGCATATTTATTCACATACGCATAAATATTGTGAATATCAAATAAAAATAAATGAATCACAAAAAGTATTAGAACAATATTTTTATACTACTGCCGATAAAAATGAACAACCAAATCAGAACATTGTTTTCCAGTACTCAGGTATAGCAAGCAGTGGAGGAAGTGGCGATGCTATGAGGCTTTTAAATTCACCTTCCTCATTAACAGAGATGTTCACATCTGGCGTATTCGGAGACGCTATAAATGGTGTGCTAGAAAATGCTCAAACATCAAAAGTAACAGATTATAATAAATTAAATGTCGAGCCAGAAAATATTACAACAGTATATATTATGAGGGTTAAATAAAAATGAGAAAAATTATTTTAAGTTGTTTAAGTTTATTAGTAATATCTTGTGGTGGAAAGGCTTATGCAGATTGTGCTACTGCGCCAAATGGTGGAACAGTTTGCACGGATTCTAGATCTAAAAGTTTAACTATGACGGCATATGAAATTGCAAGCAGCGGTAATGCTTGTCTTGGAACATCTCCAGATTGGTATAATGCTTATAAGAGCGGATCAAAATGGCACAAATATTGTGGCTACAATTCGGGAGTTTATGGCGATTCGTGGACATATTCGGGGGTTTGGTCAAACTCTCCTTATGGAATTATTGCAAAAACAAACCTACTGAACTATAAAACAAATGCCTCAACAGTGAAAGTATTTGGCCAAGCTAAAGTAATATTTAGAGCTCGGAATAACGGTTATATGGGTGAATGGAATGGACATGTTGGTTCTCATCCAAATAATGGGAATTTTTTTATTGTAGAATTAATCAGTACTGATGGCACTGTTTTAGCAAGAAATTCTTACGGTCCTCAAACTATTGTTTGGGATTCTCCTATGTTGATATCTTTAACAGCTGATATAAATAAAGATGATTTAAAACAATTTTATTTTAAAGCGTATACTTCTGTTCCGAATAATACTTGGACCGCACCAATTCCATTAATTGAAATTGAAAGAATTTTTTTACAAGCCCAAGATATTGGTGAAGTGTACAAAACTCAGGTTAGCTTTTCCGAAATTAAACATACTGCAAAACCAATTGCTAAAGGAAATTTTAAAAATAGATTAGCAGAATTAGCGAAAAATGACACATCACCGGACCAATATTTTAGAAATAAATACATCACAATGTATGGAGAATTACCATGAAGAAATCTATTGCTTTATTATTTAGTTTAATATCATTTCAAAACTTATACGCTTTAAACATCGGTGATAAGCTCATGAATTGTGAATATAACTCAGATGGAACTTACGATTTTTGTAAAGCTGTAACTGGAGAACTGGAAAATATCCCTTCACTCAAAAATAGAAGTGATATTAATTTAAACTATGATATAACATATAATTATAGTTGTAGCGATAATATTAGCCAATATATTGGTGTTAGATCAACTTCTGGAAACTTTGCACAATTCAAATATGACGAAACAAAGTTAAGAATTACTTCAGCAGGTAAACTATCAATTGTGGATATTAATCCTTACAAAACAAAATCAGCTCAATTTGTTCGAGACTGTAATTTGCATATTAAGGAAATAAAAGCAGATTTAACCCAAGAAACAGTTAGCAGCTTAATAAAAGATGCTTGTTATATGGGAGTTTTAAATACGCAAATTTCTCAGTCTCAAATTATTATTTATTTAGCGCAGAGCATGATGAATAATTACGGAACATTACCTATTAACCAATTAAAAATGCAGTTAAGAAATTTGCAATTTGGCTTACAAAGTATATCTGTACAAAATAACAAGAAACTTTCTCAGCAAATACAAAATATAATTGGAAATTCATCTACTAATGATCAAGTAGGTACTTTAAATTATATATTAAAAAATAGTTCATCTTGGGGTGTCGGGTCTGCCTCTTTGAAAAACAGTCTGACCATTTTATACAGTAATTTATCGACAATTATGGCTGATATTTCTGATACAAGTCGAGATAGTATAAATAAGCTGTATGCAAATGGTGAGAGTATTACAAATTCTTATAATGATTTTAAATCTGCTAAACTACCTCTTGAGTACTTAAAATATCAATACTCATTATCAAGAGGAGAAGATTCTAGTAAATATAAAGCTCCATCTTGCTTTAATTCTCCTTAAAGTCAAAATAACAGCCTTCGCTTTCTCTAACGTTAGGATTGGTAGAAACGCCAATCCTTGTAAAAAAGTCACTCTGCTCGAACCATCCAATTTTTTTAGTAAATTGAGGGAATAATATTAGACCTGTTACTTTGCAGCCATTTTTAATTAATTTTGCATTTATAGGTGAATAGCTACTACCAAAAAATTCTGCTTCATATTCTGTTGTTTCTGTGCAATCTATAGTTGCTTTTATATCATCGCCATTTTGTAAATGAGCTATACCTGAGTAAGTAATTTTGACTAAATTATAATCTAATTTTTTTACGTTAATATTAAAATTTCCAGAAATATTTGAATAATAAACACTTATGGGTCTAATATTTTCTCTTAAAAATGTCCTGTGATCTGTATAATCAACCTCAGAAATAGTATAATTTTTTCCTTGTCCTACTAAACTAACAGCATCTACATCTTGTTTTATTTCTGGAACAATAGGAGGTTTTGGGGGTAAATTAATGGCTGGCATTTCTTTACTAGGATCATAACTTTCTAATGAATTTTCATTATTAATATTATTTTTTTTGCCGTTTTTAACACCACAACCTACTATCATCAATGATGCTGCAATAAAAAATCCCTTTTTTATCATTTTAAAAATCTCCTAAACAGATTCTATAATAAATTATATTTACAATATAGTCTTTTAAAACAGTTAATTAGTAGCATAGATATTTTTAGCGCGCAAGATTATTAGGGAAAACATTTAAGAGTATTTTTCAAAAAGTTTAAGCTTCATTTTGAGAATTTTTTTAGAATGTATGTTAAAATCTTTTCCATTTTTTTTGATTTCAGAATACTTTTCTTTAAGATAATTTGAGTTATACAATGAAAAAATAGTTCTTCCTATCTTTTTTGAAGAAGTCGATTTGATTTTCCATAATTTAAAAAACATAAAAAGATTAGATGTAGATGTATTCATTAAAATTGATAACTCTTTTATTGTATAATCTTTATCGTTTTCAGATAACAAAACTAACTCAAACCACTTTGCCCTAGGTTTTTGTCTTGTAAATCTCATTTATATTTTTATTAACCTCATACTCAATTTGATCGATAATATCTAATTCAGTTTTTAGTTCTGGATTTATTTTTGATTCAGTTATTAAAAATAAATCAAGTTTTTTTTCTAAACTATGCTCGCCTTTATTAAGGGTTTTTTTGCAAGAAAATATTTCACTTTTGTAATAATTTTTTTCAAGATATACTCTTTTTTTATAATGAGAAATAATATCTTTGCCGAGAAAAAAAGCTCTTCTAGTTGTTTTTTTGATTTGTAAATAATAAATTGGCTTAATGTTTAATCTTCTGACCTGACCTTCGATTTCATACTTTTTTTTTGATAACACAACTTCTAAATCTTCAAATGAATATTCAAAATCTTCTTTTAAATTCAAAAATTCTTTAGTCCAAGGTGCTAGTTTTCTGCCTCGTTTAGTCATTCGGTTCTCCCTGAGGGAATGTTTAGAGGAGCGGACTGACACAATTCATCTTTTAATTCGTCAGTCCGCTCTGCTGCTTTTATATTGCGCATAGGAGGGCTAAATGTCAACTGGGTACAATTTTGTAAAATTAAATACCGACAAACCAGAAATAACATCACAAGGATTTTTAAGATGCAAAGTTGCAGCAAGTAAAACAGGAGTCTTCACTTACTACGATAAAAAAGGGAATATTAGAAGAGAACTAAGATTACCAGAAGAAGTCTTTAATAAAGATAGCATGGCTTCTTTAGCAAATATTCCTTTTACTAATGAACATCCACTAGAAGCTGTAAATGCTTTTAATTCGAATAAATATACAAAAGGTTTTACAGATTCTGCAGTTCAACAAAATAAAGATTTACTAGAAACTTTTGTAACCATTACTGATGCAAAAGTAATTCAAGATGTTTTAAATGGAAAAAGAGAAGCATCAGGAGGGTATTCTAGAGATCTCGAATATAAAAGCGGAGAATACAACGGAAAGCCTTACGACTGTATACAAAGAAATATCCGCTACAACCATTTAGCTCTCGTAAAAAAAGGAAGAGCTAATAAAGATGAAGAATTAGCTAGAGTAAAATTAATATTAGATTCAGCAGATTTTGATGATGATTTCTCAATAGAAACACAAGATGAAAATTTAAATAGTTTAGATAAAAAAGGAGAAAAAATTTCTATGAAATTAAATTTAGATGGCAGTGAATATGAAGTTGCAGATATAAGTTTAGGAATTGCTATGCAAAATAAAATAAGCAGCGATTCTATTAAACTAAATGATTTAAAAAATGCAAATGAAGATTTTAAGAAAAAGTTTGATGCTGTTAGTGCAGAAAAAGATGCTCTTAAGCTTAATTTAGATTCATTAAGCAATGAAATTAATGAATTAAAAAATGTTCCAAAAATTGATGATAAATTGATATTAGAAAAAGCAAATGAATTAATTGAAGTTAAATCTTTTGTGTCTAAAGCTTTACCAAAACTAAATCTTGATGGACTTAGTGCTGAAGAAATAAGAAAACAATTTGTTACTGAAAAATTTGGAAAAGAACATGTTAGCGACAAATCAATTGATTACATTAGAGCTTCATTTGATGCATTTAAGAAATTAAATAACGTTACTAATAATGATGCAGAAGCAAAAGCAGTAGCAGGTCATTTCCAAAATAGCACTAATGATTCAAAATCTTCGGCAAGAGATAGTTATATGAAAAAATTTACAGAAAATTATTAAATTTAAGGAGAATATTATGGGTTATAGCATGTATATGGATGTTGCTTATGCTGGTCAATTAGCAGATATAAATACATATATATCAAGAACATATTCAGCAAGTGAAGTTATTCCTGCAGGTACTTTAATAGCAAGGACAGAACAAGGAAAAGAAATAGCAAAAAAAGCAACTAAAAAAGAAGATGAAATATTAGGAATATGCTTGAGAGATACTTCAGGAATTAATGATGGAATAGAAGGATTTAAAGCAAAATCAGCGATTGCTGCAATAAGCTTCGGATGTGTTTATGTTGTAGTTGAATCTGATGTAAAGTCTGGACAATCTGTTTATGTAAGAGTTGTAGATGATGCAAGCCTAAAAATTGGTGGATTTTCTGGAAAAGAAGATGCAACAAAAGCAAACACATTAAAAGTAAAAAATGCAAAATTTGTTACTTCAGCCCAAGCTGGAAAAGTTGCACAAATAGAATTACTTGGTGGACTTGAATTACTTGCAGTTGTATAAATAAGGAGAAAGTAAATAAATGAATGATACGATTTATGTTGAAGAACAATTAACAAATATTCTTCCAAAAACTTATGAAGCAAAATTTCCAAATTTAAAAGCAAAAGAAATATTTCCTGTTGATTACTCAGATGGCGACGGTGTCGATATCATAGAATGGATTTCATATGATGCTAGAGGCATAGCAAAAATTTTAGCTAGTTATGCTGCTAAGGATATTCCACGAGTAGATATCAGTGGAAAAAAGAATTTTACTCGTGTTTTTACAGGAGGAGCTTCTTTTGGATATTCTGTTGATGATATAAGAAAGTCTCAAAAAACAGGAAAATCAATTGATGCCAAAAAAGCCTCCACTGCACTGAGAGCTAATGAAGAATTAATTGAAAAAATTTCATTTAATGGAGATGATAAGCATGGTATCGTTGGAATCTTAGCACATCCAAATATTCCAAGATTTTCTACTTTAAAAAATGCTGCTACAAAATATTTATGGAAAGATAAAAATCCTAAAGAAAAATTAGACGATTTGTATTCAATGTTTAATTCTATGACTAAAACAACTAATGAATTGGAAACACCTGATTCAATAGCTTTGTCTCCAGATATTTATAATTTATTACATGAAACGCCTTATTCCGATAGAGATTCTACTCCAATTGTTGAAACATTTAAAAAAGCTAAACCTGAAATTAAAAATTATTATAAAGTACCATATTTTGCTAAAGCTGGAGCAAACGAGACAGATATAGTCATGATGTTTAAAAAAGATTCTGAAAAAATATCATTAAAAATTCCTCACGAAACAGAATTCATGCCTCCTCAAGTAGATGGATTAGAGCAAGTTGTATTTACAAGATTAAGAATAGCAGGAGTTGTTGTTTTTATGCCTTTTTCTTGTCTAATTGGTGAGGGATTTTAATGAAAATTAAATCAAATTTTAATTGCGTTCATTACTTTGAAGATGTGGCGATATTGCCAAATGTAAATGATATTAGTGATGAAGATTATAATAAAATTAAAGATAATCCTGTTTTTAAATGTAAGCTTGATGAAGGTTTATTTGAAACTAAATATGAATTTAATCTTCAAATTTTGACTCAAGCAAAAGCTATTAAATCTGTTAACGATTGTATTGATATAAATTTACTAAATAGTGAGCTTGAAAAAGAGACAAGAGAAGCGGTTAGAAAAGCGATCTTAAATAGAATAAAAGATATTTCAACACCAGAAGAAGTGAAATAAATGGAACTTAATGCTGATTTTTTTAAATCAATATTTCCTGAATTTAAAGATTATGAAAATAAAATAATTCAATATTTTATTGATTCAAATTCTAAGAAATTAAATAAAGATTTTTATAACAATGATTGGGAAATAGCTGTATTAAATTTATCAGCACATCAAGCTTTATTATCTAAAAAAGGTTCAAACAAAAAAGGTGAAATAGTTTCTGAAACCATTGCTGGAGTGGACAGAACCTATAAAACAAGTCACACAAATCCAAATGATTCTTATTTTTTATCAACTATCTATGGTTCTGAGTATCTGAGGATTAAAAAGGAAAATTCATATTTTAGAGGTTTCACTACATGAAAGTTTCTATTAAAGAAAAAATAAATATTAATTTAAAAAAGAAACTTGGTGAAATTTGCTCATATGAAGCTAAAGTTGGAATAAATGAAAGAGATGCTCAAAGAAAAAAAACATATTTTAGTTATTCTGAGAAAAATGGAAAGCAATTAAAAGTTTCAAAAGAAGTTACACTTGGAGAAGTAGCTGCAATTCATGAATTTGGAGACCCTTTAAATAATATTCCTGAGCGTTCATTTTTAAGAGACACATTAGAAATAAAAAAAGATGAAATTATAAATAACATTAAAGAACAAATAGAAACGGCAATAAAAAGTAAATCAAGTGCAAAAATGGCTGTTAAAGTGATTTCTAATGATTTTCTGAACAAGGTTCAAGAAAGAATTTTAGATGGAATCGAGCCACAGCTAAGCTCTGAGACAGTTGAAAGAAAAGGTCATGATTTATCATTAATTGATACTGAACAGCTATTTGACTCTATAAAAAGCAGGGTAAATAAAAAAGGATCTTCTACATGAATATTTTAGAAATGATGGAGGATAAGCAAATAAATATTAAAATTTTAAGACAAAATCCTGCTAGATTTGAAAGAGGGAGAGAAATAAAAGGCTCTGCTAATCAATTTGAATTAATTGGTTTTGCTTCTCCTACAAAAAATAATTCCTCCACTCAAAGTCAAGGGGCTTATTCTTTTACCTCATTAGATATTTATACTAATGAAGAATTATTAACTGATGATAATGAAAATACAATTGCAGATAGGGTCATTATAAATAATAAAAAATACAAGATTTTAGGATGTAATTTTTGTCATGATTTTTATATCTCACATGGAGAGTTAGAAAAATGATCAGTTACATCGAAACTTTTAAAGATTACTTATATGACTGGCTCATTGATTTTGGTGAAGTGCGCTTTGCAAATCAATCTGTAGGAATTCCAAAATATCCTTTTATTATTTGCAATATTAAATCAATTAATAAAAAAGGATTAGATCAAGAAATTCTGAATTTAAAAGATGATGAAGTTTTAAGATATGGTTCTAGAGATTTTAATATCTCAATTGATATTTATGATAATGAAAATGGAAATGCTAATGAAATTGCACAAAATATAGCGGATTCTATAGATTCAAGAACTACAAGTTTATTTTTTAGAAAAATAAATTTTGTTTTAAATAGTGATGTTAAAATTATTGACTTAACAACTTTAATTAAAACAAAATTTGAACAAAGGTTTCATATTGATTTACTAGCTAAATATACTTCAAATATTAAAGAAAAAATTGAAACAATTGATTTAAACAAAATTAAAATAAAAGGAGAATTTAACTAATGGTATCAGTTAGCAATGTAGTTGAGGTTAATTTATCTCGACAAACCGCTGTTCCTAAACAAGAAACGTTTAACGTTCCTCTTATATTAGGTTTTAATAATTTACCTGCTTTTAACGATAAACTCGCATTAGAATTTTATGACCCAAGTGAGTTACTTGATCCTAGTATTGGATTTATTTCAGCAAGTAAAGAATATTTGATGGCACAACAGATTTTCATGCAAGAGCCATCAATTAAAAAATTTGTCGTTGGGAAAAGAAAAGTAAGCGTTGTAAATTCAACAGATGCTTCAAAATCTGTTTATAAAATTACAGATGATATAGAAGAAATTATTAGAGCTAATAACAATTGGTATGCACTTTTTTTATCTGATTTTTCAGAAAAAGACGACTTGATGCCAGCTTGCAGATGGATTGAAGCGAGTAAAAATAAAATTGCTTCTTTTAGATCTACTGATAAAACAATTTTAGATATTTCAAAAAATTCTGACATAGCAAATACTTTAGCAGCGGTTGGATTTAATCGATCAATATTGACTTATCACGCTACAAATAATGAATTTGTTGATGCTGCAATTTTAGGGAAGTTTTTATCAAAAGAAGCAGGAACGTATTGTCTTGCGCATAAGAATCTAAATGGGATAACAAGTCAAAATATTTTGGATAGAGAATTTAAAGCAATTCAAGGAGCTTCTTGTAATGTTTATACGGATATTTTAAATACTCCCACATTTCAAGACGGTCGTGTATTAAATAAAGTCACTAATTTTATAGATAACACAATTGCAGAAGATTCTCTTAGAGCAAAGTTGCAGTCAAGAATTTTTGGGACACTTTCATTGGTAGACAAAGTTTCTTATGACAGTGACGGAATTTTAATAATTGAAAATCAAATAAGATCAGTATTAGAAGATTTTGAAAAGAAAAAAGCTATTCTTAAAGGTTGGGAAGTTCGGGTTCCGAAATTAGAAGAAATAATTAGAAAATATAAAGAAGACAGACAAAAAAGAGAATTAAATAACATTTGGTTTAATGCAACTATAAATGGAGCAATTCAAAAGGTTTCAGTAAATGGATTTATTTCTTACTAATTAATATAGAAAGGTTTATTAATGGCAATAGCAACGTACTCTCCAAAAGATGTAAAAGTCATCATAGGTATTGCGCCTATGATTGGTTTTGCAGATGGTAGCTTTGTAGATATTGAATTTAATGAAGAGGCTTTTAAACCATTTACGGGTGCAGATGGTAATCATGCACGCACAAAAAATGCAAATGAAAGTGGTAAAATCACCATAAAATTAAGTCAAACATCTCCATGCAATGATATTTTATCCGTAATTCACAACGTGGATAGAGAAACAGGAAATGGCATTGTTCCAATTATTATCAAAGATAATTATGGGACAACTTTAGTTGTTGGAGCAGAATGTTATATCGAAAAATCTCCCAAAATTGGTTACGGAAAAGAAATTGAAGCAAGAGAATGGGTTTTTTATGTAGCTAAATTAAAAATGCATCTTGGTGGAAATAATGTTTATGGGCAACTTTATGATGGGGGTAATAAATAATGAGTAAAGATTTAGGAAAAGACTTGTTTACAGTAATTGACTTAGATGGGTACGAATATGTTTGTTACTTATGGAACTCTGACAAAGCTGCAAGATGGGTAAGGAGATGTCAAGAAATATTTTTTAAACCCATTGCTGCTACGATTGGAAAAAATATTTCAATTGAACAATTTTCTCCTGATGAGTTTGAATTAAAAAATATGCATTTAGATATCGAAAATGGTTTTAATTCATTTTTAAACTCTGTTGATGAAGTAAAATATGTTCAATATTTAAAAGAATTATTTGCTGGAGTTGCTTACAAAAATAATTCAATAAATTTTGAAATGCATTTTAGAGGGAAAATGCTCCATATGCACAAACTCGCATACAAAATTATGGAGTTTCAATTGGCGGATTTTTTCGACGCCGTGAGAGGCGGCGCATCCAAATTCCTCTCTCAGACATCGAACAAAAAATCCAAGGACTCGACGGAGGAGAAATTGAATGGGGAGTCTGGCGACTGGTCGCAGGAAGACTTGGAAACCCAGTAGAAATTAAAAATCAATGGTCCCTATATGATGTTGCAAACGCCCATGATTATCTGGATTTAGAACAAGAGCGACAATATCTAATGAATGAATACATGAAGAGTAAAAAATGACTATAATTCAAGATTTGCAGATTAAAATTGATTTTGTTTTAAACGAAAAGCAATTAGAAAATCTTGAAAAAATACTCCACAATATTAAAGCAGACTCTTTAAGCTTAGGAAAAAGCCATGAAGAGATAAATAAAAAGCTAAAAGAAACTGCTAATATTTATGCTAAGGAAATCTTTAGTAAAAGAGAAAATCTAAGCTTAAATAAAAAACTAAGCGACTCGCAGCATAAATTTAATGAGACAATCAAACAAACAAATAAGCTTATATCGTCTAGTAAAGATTTAACCAAAGACCAATTAAAGCAATTTCAATTTAAAGCTCCAGTAGCTCCAAGAGCTTCTCGACAAAAAAAAGAAGTTATAGTTGAAGAAGTTAAAAAGGTAATAGAAGAGAAAGTTCAGCCTAAAGTTGAAAAAAAAAGAAGAACTTTACCTGATGCTAAACTAAGGATTCAGGAGCTTGAAAATAATCTTTACAGCGGATTTTTGAATAAAAGCTATGGCGTAACTCCAGCTTTTCTAAAAAATATTGAAAACCAAAAACCTAAAGATAATTCATTAAAACTCAATTTAGGAAGCAATTTAAACAAAAATATTAATTCAGCCAATAATAGTGCAATGAATTTAAAATCAAATTTAAATTCATTGAATTCTGTTTTTTTAAATGCAACTAAAATTAAAGCTCCTCCGTCACAAATTCCAATTCAAAATCCTGTACAAAATATTCCTATTGCTCCAAAAGTTCCCAATTTTGTATTAGAAAAAAATTCAGGAATTGTAAAAGATTTAAATTTAAAAATAAATTTTGATTTAAATGACCAGCAATTAAAAGCGTTAGAAAATACTATTCACAATATTAAATCTGAATCATTAGGCTTAGGGCACAGTCATGAAGCTATTAATAAAAGTATTCAAAAAAATGCGAATTTATATGCAATAGCAACTTTAGAAGCTGACAATAAGTTAAATCAATTAAGTAATTCAGATTATGAGTTTGCAGAAGCTTTAAAACAATCCAATTTAGGAATGTACGAAGATATTAAATTAAAAAGCATACAAGCTAAAGAAGGAAGTAAAGTTTATCAAATAAATAACAAGCTCATCGAGTCACAAAAAAGATATAATGACTTGAAAAGACAAGGAGCAAATTTTACTTCATTTTCTGACTTCTTAAAAAAAGAGGCTCTTGTTGAAAAACAAATTCAAGATCAGAATAATAAAAATTTATTGAAAAAAATTATTCTATATAAAGATTTATCTACTCAGGTTGCAACCACTGGAAATAGAATAGCTCAATCTAATCAAACAATAAATAAGAGTTTATCTAGCGCAAATTATAGAATAAATAATTTTTCAGACAATCTAAGAAATTTTACTTCTCAATTAATGTTTGTAAATCCTGCCACAATGTCTTTTGCATTTGCTTTGCAAGGCTTTGGGCAAATGTTTAAATCTCTTTCTGTTATTGCTCAAAATTCAACAGATATCGTTAAAAAATCAATTGCAAGTTTGCAGCAAATTATTTTTGGATTGGGAGTTGCGGCTGCTGGAGCTGCTGGAAGTGTAGCTTATATTTCTCTATCAACCGCTAAATATGCTGAAGATATTAAAAAGAATTCTGAAATTATTGGTATGAGCGCAGACGAGTATCAGAGAATTTCATATGCTGCAAAAATTAGTGGAATAAATCAGCAAGAAATGGCGAGTTCTATGTCTGGCTTATTTCAAGCTCTAAAATCAAATAAAGATGGAACTCTTTCTGAAGTTCAAGAGAGATTTATAAATCTTGGCGTTGCATTAAAAAAGTCCAACGGCGAAGCAAGAAATGTTTCAGAAATTCTTAGTGATGTAGCAGATAAATTTTCAAAAATAGATTCACCAGTAAAACGAGCTACTCTTGCGGCGGAATTATTTGGTGAAGGCGGTAGAAAAATGCTGCCATTTTTAAGCGAAGGTTCAGAAAAATTAAGACAACTAGGAATTGAAGCTGAATTGACTGGAAATGTTTTGTCAGATGAGCAAGTAAGTAAATTAGTTATTTTGCAAAATAGTTATCGACGTTTAACTTCAATGTTGCATGGATTAAAACTTTCAATAGGCATGAGTTTAATTCCATTCATGAGCAATGTTATTCGTAGACTTTCGGATTGGTACGAAGCAAATGGCATGATTATTCGTCAAAATTTATCTGCATTTTTTAAAAATGTAGCTGATGGGCTTGGCCGATTCGCTCAATTAATAAGAAACACATATAACGTAATTACAGGGTTTGCAGAAAGCTTAAATAAGATAGGTATTTCACTTTCATTTATTGCAAAAATATTACTGCTTTTTGGAAGCTGGAAATTATTCGGAATTATTGGAAATATTTTATTAGGTAAATCAGCTACGGGATTTTTTGGTTTTTTAGCTTCCAAATTTAAATGGCTTTATGCAGTTATTTCAGGGCTTTTCACAAGCATAGCAACTTTTGCAACAACTTTAATAACTGTTTTTGGTTCAAGTGGTTTAACTGGTGTTTTAATATTTTTAGGTGATGTAATTCTAGGAATATTGGCAGCAATATTTACTGTACCTGTTTTAGTTGGACTTGCTGTGGCTGGAATATTTTTATTAATTCAAGATTTTTTAACATGGATGGAAGGTGGAGATTCTTTATTTAAAAGAATATTTGGAGATTGGGAACCTGCAAAAAAGAAGATCGAAGAATTTACAGATAAAGTTAAATTATTTTTTAAAAATATGTGGCTCGATATTAAAAATTTTTTCATTGACAAATTTATTAATCCAATAAAAGAACATGGATTAGTTGGAATAGCAGAAGGATTTGTAAATCTTTTTCTAAAAATCTGTGAGATAGTATCAAAATTTACTTTATATTTATTAGATAAATTAATTGACTTGGGTTCCTATTTATTTGATTTTATAGCGAATAGTGCACCAAAATTATTCAGTTACATTTGCGATAAAATAAAAGAAATATGGAACTTTTTAAAGCCATATCTAAAAACTTTTTTTAATTGGCTAATATATTCTACTCTTGATGGATTTAAATTTGTTGGCGATAAAATATTTAATGCATTTTCAAAAATTGTTGATGATATTAAGAAAATATTTTTAGGCTTATTTGATTGGCTTGGTAGTAAATTAAATAAAGGTTGGGATGCTTTTAATAATTTTTTGGGACTAAGTAATCCTTTTGGATTATCAAAAGGGAATTCTTATGTGATTAAAGCAATTAGAGATGAGAATGCTAAACTAAAAATAATTGAAGAAAAAGAACCTAGTAATAAAAACCTAGATAATTCTTTAGGGTTTTCTTCGGGAATACCAAGATTAAATAACAATATAAACAACACTAATAAAAATGTTAATTTTAATATTCAATCTCCTTTGAATTTAAATGTATCTTCTAATTCAGATCCTCAAGAAATCGCTAGCATGGTTCAAAAAACATGGACTGAAAATTGGGAATATCAAATGCGAATTGCAAATGATAATATTTATAGAGGTTAATTAATATGGGATTATTAAGCTTTTTCCAAAATGGTAAATCATGTTTGGCTTTTGATGATTTAGAAATTGATGTTTCTTTGTCAGAAACGCATACTTATGAATCAGATATTACTAAAAACCCTGTAGAAAAAGGCTCTCCGATATGCGATAATATTGTGCACAAACAACCAAAGGTTTCTATAAAAGGTTTATGTAGCCCATTAAAAATTGAATATTTAGGTGGAATAAAAGCTATGTCTGCTCAGTCTTTCGTTCAAAATAAATGGCAACAATTATTAAAATTAAAACTTTCAGGTGAGAAAATTACATTATTTACAGGTCTTGACATTTATCCAGACATGATCATGACGACATTAAATAAAACAAGAGACTCATCTAATGTTAATCATCTTGAGTTTACTGCAAATTTTGAAAGAATAAAAATTGTTCCAGTTGAATATACATCTATGAAAATAAATATACCAAAATCCGCAAGCAAGACAAAAGTAAATTCTGCAAATAAAACTAATGCTGGATTACAAGATAAAAAGCCAGTGGATAACTCTTATTTAGATGCAGGACTAAAGTGGTTTGGTTTTTAAATTATAATTATCATAATTATTAAAATTATATAAAAAAAATAATTTAGACAGTCCGTTCTTTCCCTCCTATTAAAAATTTAGGAGGTTTTTTATTTATGCAACCAGCATTTAGTTATTATGGCGGCAAGTGCCGTATGGCAAAAGAGATTTTAAAATTGATACCCAATCACGTTACTTATGTAGAGCCGTTTTGTGGTTCTGCTGCGGTTCTATTTAAAAAAAATTACATAGAACCATCAAGTAAATATCAGGAGGTTATTAATGATAGAAATGGCTATTTAATTAATTTTTATCGTCAATTAAGAAATAACGGTGAACAGTTAATTGAGAAACTTGAACAAACTCTTTATTCAAAAGCCGAACATGAGCTTGCTATTAAAATTGCTAAGAATATTGATCAGTATTCTGAACTTGAAAGAGCATGGAGTTTTTATGTAAATATCCAACAGTCATTTTCTAGTTCTTTAAATAAAGTTTGGAATATTTCCAGATGTTCAAAAAATATGTCATTCACTTGGGCAAATAAGTTAAAAAATTTAAGAGAAATTCATTCAAGGCTTTTAGAACTCACTATTGAAAATGAAGATGCAATTAAATGCATTCAGAAATGGGATGATCATGGAGTCTTTTTTTATGTAGATCCTCCTTATATCAATACTGATTGCGGGCATTATAAAGGTTACACTGTAGAACAGTATAAAGAACTCATTTATACTTTAGATCACTGCAAAGGTTCTTTTATTTTGTCATCATATGAGAATGAATACTTGCCTAAAAAATGGAAAAAAGAATTTCATGAATTGAAAGTCACATTTAATTCAAAAATAAAAGATAAGTCTCGGACAGAAGTTTTAAGCTTTGTAGATCGTTCTCGCTATATAAAAGATGAAAAAATCAAGGAAAGTTCTAAAAAATTTGGAGAGATATTAAGAGCTGCAAGTTAAAATTTAGACAGTCCGTTCTTCTCTTTTTAAAATAAAAAGAGGAGGTTTTATGGCTTTATTTGAAATCCCATTACTAAAATCTAAATATTATGAATTTTCGATACCTCTTGATGGAACTGTATTCAATTTTGAATTCTGCTGGAATGAAAGATCAGAAAGATTTTTTATCAGTCTTTATGACTCAGAAAAGAACTTAATTATTTCTAGCGTTCCTGCAGTTATAAAAATTCCACTTTTCTATGGAATAAAAGAGAAAAAACTACCAAATGGAAAACTATTTTTCATAGATACAACTAATTCATTAAAAAAATATATTTTCCAAGATTTTGGAACAAAAATAAAGCTTTTCTATGAAGGAAAAGGTTAATGGAAAAGGAAATGCAATTTGAAAGGAATATTTCCATTATTGTCACTCCTTCTATTGGAGGAGAAGGTTTAATTTTTGAAAACTTTAGAATTAATTTTGAAGTGCAAAAGAGTATTGAAAAAAAAGTACAAAACACAGCAAAAATTCAAATATACAACTTAGGAGATAATTCGTTTAATTTTATTAAACAAAATAATATGGCAGTAACAATTAAAGTCAGTCGGAAAGAACAAGCTTATAAGTTATTATTTTTTGGAAAAATCAATAGAGCTTCAAAAGAAAAAAAAGATACAGATTGGATTATAAAAATTGAATCAGGAGATTCTGGTAATGCATATAATTCAGCAAAATTAAGCAAATCATATCCAGAAAAAACTACTCATAATAATGTTTTTGATGATTTAAAAAATGAGTTATTAAAGGGAAATATTATAAAAGGAGTTAAGGGAGTTTTTGCTAGTGATAATTTATTTAATAATGGCTTTGCAGCGCATGGGAATGTTGGAAATATAATGGATAATATTTTAACTGCTAATAACTATGAATGGCAAATAAATAATGGAATTTTAGAAATACAGAAAAAGGGTAATTCTTATCAAGTTATTAAATTAAGCTCAGAAAGCGGCTTAGTGGATTCTCCTGAAGTCACTGAAAATGGAATTAAGGTCACTTGTTTATTGCAACCTGAAATTGCTCCGTTAAGGCAAGTTTATGTGGAAAGTCTTTACATTAAAAGCGTTTATATTCCTTCAAAAGTTACACATACAGGAGATAATTTAGAAGGTAAATTTCTAACAACATTCGAAACTGGTGAGAAGAAAAAGAAATGAGTACCCCATCATTTTACCAAATTATTTATGATGCAATTGATTCTAATATTAAAAAAATCCACACTGCAATGCCTGCTATAGTAAAATCCTATGATGAAAAACTTCAAAAAATATCTGTACAACCATGTTTTATGGATAAAGAAATTGATGTAATTACAGGTTTAGAAATTCCTAGACCGTTGCCAGTTATTCAATCTGTCCCTGTTTTGTTTCCAAGAACAAAATTGTCTTACATTCACTTTCCAATTGATATAGGTGATTATGTTTTATTAATTTTTTTAGAAAGAAGTATTGATAATTACACACAAACAGGAGGTCTTGTTGAATCTGATAGTAACTATAAACATGAATTATCCGATTGTGTAGCATTAGCTGGATTTTATCCATTTTCTCAGCCAATGCTTGGAGTTAATAAAAAAGCTTTGCAAATAGTAAATAGTTTATCAGAAATTAAGCTAACTGACGATGGCAAAATATATTTATCAAATCGTGGAGCTGTTTCTACAGAAGCGAAACTTCCAGATGAACCTTTGGTTTTAGGAAATATTTTAGTTGAATTTGCAAATAAATTAATAGAATCAATTGATAAAATTGCAGATGCTTTACAAAAAAATATAGGGGTTGGAAATCTAGGAGCCCCTGTTACTGCCTCTCCATCATTAATTACTGAATTAAAAAAAATACAAATTGACTTAAAAGAGAACAAAATTATTTATCTAGATAATAATGAGACAAATATAAATTCTAATCATTTTTTTGGAGAAAAATAATGTCTTATACAATTGATGCAGGAAAAGCAATTTATTTAAAAAACTTAAAAAATTCACTAAATATGACTGACTCGGATGCAAATCAAGAAATTTTAAATAAACAAGCTGAAGCTTTTGCTAAATCAATAGAAGAAATTTTGCCTTTAATTTTAGTTACAATTAATGGCACTGGTTTGGCAAATCCAGCTGGCGATGTAAAAGGCATTGCTATGGGTAAATTGTCATGATCGATTTAAAATTAGATGAAGAAAATGATTTGATAATTAATCATACAGGTGATTTTGAGCTAATAAATAATGAAAAAGAATATTACAAGCAAAAAATAAAATTAGAATTAAATACATTTTATAGCGAGTGGTTTTTAGATTCTGAAGTAGGTCTTGCTTGGCATGAGATGTTAGGAAATAAAGATTTTGATGAAGCAAAACTAAATCTATATTTAAAGAAAAAAATTGAGGAAATCGATGGTGTGAAAGAAGTTGAAATAATTAGTTCAGATTTAAATAGAGAAAAAAGACAATGTAATTTAAGTTTAAAAATAAAATCAAAAAATGAGATTATTAAATTAAACAATATTAAATCAGGTAATAAAAATGGATAAAAAGTATGGCCTAACTAAAGCTGGATTTGTAAAAAAAGATTTTCTTACTTGTTACTCCGAGATTAGCGAATCATTTAAAAACAAAATAAATCAAAATATTGATTTAAGTCCTACATCTGTTTTTGGAAATATCATTGGTATTTATGCAGAAAGAGAATCCTTATTATGGGATGGTTTGCAAGAATTGAGTACAACAATGAACCCAAATAACGCCACAGGAATTCCATTGCAAAATGCTATTTCGATTAATGGAATTTCAAAACAAGAAGCTACAGCTTCAAAAGTTATTCTTACATTTTATGGTAAAACAGGAATAAAAATACCTTCTGGTACTGGCGTTGCAATCCCTGAAACATCTTATCAATTTAATACAAAAATAGATGCAGTAGTTGCGCAAAATGGAATTGTTGAAATTGAAGCCGAATGTTCAATTTTAGGGGAAGTGAAAGCTTTAGCAGGAACTATAAATAAGATTTTAAACCCTATTTATAACATTGAGTCATGCACAAATAAAAAAGATGCGGTTGTGGGTCAATTTGAAGAAACAGAAGAAGATTTAAAAATCAGAAGACTTCAACTTTTACAAAGAGCTGGATCAGCTACAGAAAAAGGAATTCGTGCAGCAATACAAAAAATTGAGGGTGTAAAAACATCGATTCTATTAAATGCAGAAATTGCGAATTATATTCCTTCAGGCTCCATTCATCTTTATGTTGAAGGAGGAGAGCCTTTAGCAATTGCTAATGCTATTAATAGTTCGAGAGGTGGTGGCTGCCTTTTATATTTAGATGAAAGTTCAATTAAAAATACCATAAAAGATTCTCAAGGAATCGACAGAATAATTTCATTTTCTCGACCAAAAGAAAAAATAATCTATCTCTCAATTGCATTAAAAACAAATTCTGATTTTCCTTCAAATGGATATGAACAAGTTAAAAATGCAATTATAGATTATGCAAATAAAAATTTAACGATTGGAAAATCTCTTATAAATTCTTCATTATATGTCCCTATAAATTCTGTCAGTGGGATAATAGGAATTCAAATTTATCAAGACTTATTACCTAATCCTTCAAATACATTAAATATATCTGTAGAGCCAATTGAATATGCAAAATTAGATACATCAAGAATAAATTTTATAGATTGGAAAGGTAAATTTTAATTGGAAAAAATAGAAAATCATGCTGATGAAGCTAAAAAAAGATTATTAAAACAATTCCAAAATAGCAAAATATTAAACGCTTTTGTTGAAGCAATTGGAGAAAGATTTCAAGAATTAGAAGATGAGCTTTTTAATTTATATTTACTGAATTATTTGAATGCAGAAGGAAATAAACTAGATGATTTTGGAGATATTATTGGCTCTTTGAGAGCTGGCCTTGACGATGAGAAATTTAAAAACTTATTAACTGCAGCGATTTGTGAAAATAATTCAGAAGGAACTATTGAGGATCTGATTCAAATATGTAGGCTCCTAACCCGTCCAAAAAAGGTTCAACTTTTTGAGCCAGCCCCTAATCAGGTTGCTCTAGCTGTTATTAATCCACAACCATTAACTGATTTAAAAACAATTTCCAAAGCACTAAAAAGTTCTAAATTAGCAAATACTGAGCTTTCTACATTTTTAATTAATTTAGACAGTCCGTTCTTATTCAATGAATCTAATTTTCAGGAGACAAGAGGATTCGGTGATGAATCGATTCTTGGAGGAAGATTTGCAATAGAATTGGAGTAAAAATGGCCGAAGAAAGACCTGAAGAATTACCTGAATGGGGAACAAAAATTGAATCGTTAATAAAAGCACCTTCACTTGAGAAAAGAAAACTAGGTTATTCTATAGATCCTACCACTGGATTAGCGGATATTCCTTCTCTTAAAGGAGAAAACTGGTTTCGTAATTTAGTATATAAATGGATTAAATATTTTGATGAAAAAATTTCAAATTTAAACATTTCAATTAATTCATTATCTATCTCTGATAAAGAAAAACAAATAGATCTAAATAAATGGCATGATTTAATATCTTTTGTCCTTCCAAAAGGAAAATGGATTTTTATAATTTCATTCAAGCATTCTATAGCTAGAGATCAGCAATTAAATAATTTAGAGCAATCTCCTATTTTTGTTTGTGGAATTTCAAAAACAAGTGGTCCATTATCAGAAATAAATTCAGGCAATAATATTGAAATAGTAAAAAGAATTCTTAGTTTAAGTGAGGTAGGGAATACTCTTTATAGTTCATATTTAGCAAAAGAATATGAGCAAGGTCATTTAGGTTCGGCTGTAGAAAATATTGGCTTTTCATGCATCATTGATAACCAAATTGATACAACTTATTACGTTAAAGATTTATGTTTTTCTTACCCTAATGGCTTAGATGTATTTAAAATTTTTTATCAAATCAATGCAATTAAAATAGGATAAAGGAGAATTAATGTCAGAATCAAAAGAAGATATTGCTGCTGCTGTTAGAGAATTCTTTGTTGCAATCAAGTCATCTCCAAATGCGATGATTTTATTATTGGTATTTGTTTGTGTTGGATCTTCTTCGTTGGTTACATATTTTGGCTTTCAATTGACAGGACAGAATAATAAATATTATTCAGAATCATTAACAAATCAACTTCAAGTTGCAAATCAACAAGTAAAGCAATTTAACGAGAATATTTCAGTAACAAATATTGCTTTGTCTCAATTAAAAGAGCAATTCTCTGATTTTAAACTAATGCAAAGCGAAATACAGAATTCAATTAAAGATCATGAAAAAAGGCTTATTAAAATTGAAGTAAAAGAAGGTATTAGATGAAATTATCCAATAACTTTTCTCTCGAAGAATTTGAACATTCCTACGTTGCGATTGCAAGAGGAATAAATAATAAAGCACCAGAAGAAGTTATTAATAATTTAAAAAAATTATGTGAAAATGCTCTTGAACCATTGAGGCAGTATTTAAATAAACCAATTAAAATATTGTCTGGATATAGATGTGAGGAATTAAACAATGCGGTAAATGGGGTTAAAAACTCACAACACTTGTTGGGTTGTGCAGCAGATATAACAGTTGAAAATATTCCTCATCCAGAATTATTTGAAATAATAAAAAATCATTTTGAATTTGATCAATTAATTCTCGAATACGTAAAACCAAATAATTCTTTTAGCGGCTGGGTTCATGTTAGCTGGAATGAAAATAAAAATAGAAATAAATATTTTAAACTAGGGTGATTAATAATGGATACTTTTAATGATTTTATGAAAAAAACTTTTGAAAATTTAGAATGTGATTCTTATTTAGAAGATTTATTTAGTAACATAGAATTATTTACAAATGATTTTATTGAAAGGAAATCACCTAGATTAATTGTAAACATGCCACCAAGAAGCTTAAAAAGTGAATCAATATCAATAAGACTTCCGGCATATTTACATTCAAAAAATCCAAAATTAAATATTGGCGTATTTGTTGCGAATCAAGATCTTGCAAATCATTTTTCATGCAAGAATAGTTGTATTTATAATAAACCAAATAATATAAAATATATAGGAATAAGTAATGAAAGCATAGATGATTTAAAATTTGATATTATTATAATAGATGACACTATAAGAAGTTCTAAAGAATCAGAATCTTTAAAATTTAAATTCAAGACACATACTTTTATAAAAAAACTTTTAGAGAAACATTTAAATCCTTATGGTGGTTTTATAAATGTTCAATCTCGCTGGTGTAAAGACGATACAACTGGATTTTTGATAGATGTATGTAATAATCATGATTGGAAAGTTTTAAAATATCCCGCGTTAAATAGTAATGACGAACCTTTAACAAATCTATTCAAATACAAAAAAATAAAGAAAAATATTAACTATAAATATTTTCAAGCCTTATATCAGCAAGATCCTATTTTATGATTTTAAGGTATAAAAAAATGACTTTAAAATATAAAATAATAATCTGCTTTGTTACTTTAATTGCTGTTTTTTTTGCTGGCCGTTTATCTCGACCAGAGGCTCAACCTACGGTGGTAAAAACTCAAAAAGAAGAAAAGCAATCGGTAAATTTAGTTGATACAAAACAAGAGGAAAAAAAATCAAAAACAATAAAGCATAAAAACAAAATCAAATTGTCAGAAAAAAAACCTGATGGTTCTGAAAAAACGCTGGAAATTGTATCAAATGATACAAATGAAATTACAAGCGACCAAATTTTAAATTTATCAACTTTAAATAGTGAGACTAGGACCACCGAAAAAATCGAGCTTAAAACGCCTAAAAACAATTTAGCGATAGAAACTCAACTAGCAATTGAAAATAAATTTAAAAGCTTTTCGGAGTTACCAAACACATTTAAATTTTCGCCTAATGTTTCGGCAAAACTTGATTACAGGCTAACAGGCGACTTGTGGGCTTTTGCAAGAATTAAACACGAAATTTTTAACAACAATAACTCTTGCGAGATCGGGATCTCGCACAGACTCGAATTTTAATAAGGAAATAATTATTATGAAACAAATTTTAAATTATCAAGTGCAAGAAGTAAATCAAGATCAATATTGGGACACCTACTATAAAGAGTTTATGCAGGATTTTCCAGAAGAGCTAACCTTTATTCGTGAAGGACTTCTAACAAAAGAGCAAATGGATAAAAGAAAAAACCTATTAAAAATGACTTCAAATATCTCACATCATTTTATTTTAAAAGATGGTGATAAAGCTATTGCATTATTTCGTGGAGAACAAAAAGATATAGATGTTTATTATTTACGCCACGGAGTTGTAAAAAATGAGTACAGAAAGCAAGGGATTTTGTCCGAATGTTTAAACAAGGCAATTGAGTTTTGTAAAGAATTAGGATTTGTCCAAATTACATGCTGTTTTGTTCTTTCAAATAATAACATTCTATCGCAAATGATCAAAAAAGATTTTTATTTAACTTCAATTGAGTGTCACGCTGAGTATGGTCAAATTGGGTGGCTTAGTCATTACCTAAATGAAGATTTAAAAAGGGCTTTCTTTTTCCGTTGTGGAATGGTTGAATTTTCAAAAAAGCTTTTAGATAATTCTGAGGGAAATGTTAAAAAATTTAATAAAATATTAAATGGATTTTAATTCAATTTAAAATTGACGGATTTAATTATTTTTGTTTTCATTCATACCGTCATTAATAATTCGAGGTGTAAATGAAATTTCTTATTTTCTTTGTAATGCCATTTATAATTTTTATAATTTATCTATTTTCTGGCGATGATAAAACACTTCTTTCCGATAAAGAAGCTTCTGAAAAATTAGATAAAGCAATTGAATTATGTTTAGGAAGAATTGGAGTCATGAAAACAATTTTATCCAATATGTTAAATGATGATTATTCTTTTAAAACTGACAATAATGGGTATGTTTTAAGTGTTTTATCAAGAGAATTCGGAATATCTAAAGATAGATGTGAAATGGCAAAAAGTAATATCAATAAAAATTTAAGTGAGTTTAAATTTTCAAACGAAATGGAAAGTATTTATAATAATAAACTCGAAAAAATTAATTTATACTATGAATATAATTATAAATTTTCATCGGAATTATCTAAATTTAATAATACAAGAATTTTAAGCTCTAAAGAGTTTAATAACTTTTTTTATAATAATAGTCATCAAGAATTAGCTGAATTATTGAGTAAATATTTAAAATTTGAAAGTCAGAACAATACTTAAATTAGGAGATTTTATGAAAAAAATTTTTATTATTCCCTTGTTATTAAGTCCATCTCTTTTGTTTGCGTCAAATAAGATAGATTTTAATTTATTTCCAACAGATCGAGGCGGTAACTCTGACGCAGCTACTTTTTCAAATGAAAAAATTAGAAATAATCCTAGTAATTTTATAGGAAAAACAGCTACAACGGCATTATTGAATTGTATTTCCAGTGAATTAGTTGGCAAAGATTTAAAAAACGTAAATATAAGCTATGATGGAGTAATATGTAGATATAATGATGTTTCTTTTGGTGTAATAATGGATTTAAAGCAAAGAGAATTAGTAAAACACAATAAAATAAAAATTGTTACTGGAACGATTGTTGGTGTTAACCTAAGTGGTAACAATACTATAATTATACAACCAGAAAAAATTAATTAAAGGGGTCATGGACGCTTAAAGCATTTTGTCATAAAAATTAGGAGTTTAAATATGCCAATTATTCTTGATAGACATAAAGGATATATTTGTACAAATTGTAGTAATACTATTTGTAATAGTTCAAAAGGTATTTACACTTGTCCTAAATGCAAAGAAGTCTTTGACTCTATTAAAAATACTTTGCATAGTGGAAATGAAAATGATTATGCTAAAATATCAAGAGAAAAAATTCTTGAACCAAATTTGGATTGATATTTATTTTTATTTTTTATTTCAGTAAAGATAGAAGATTATTTTTATCTTGTATTATATCTTTCTCTACAATAGAGATATCAACCGCACTTGCTCCTTCAATTCTATTCTCTTTCGCAAGCATATCCAATGCATAATTCATAAGCCAAATAGCTCGATCCGCCTGAGACTTTTGACCTCTAGGAAAGTTAATTTTTGAGCTATTAAAAGAAGTTTTAGCATTCTTAATAAAGTTTAAAACATCTGTATTCTCTTCCGAGTCAGGCAACCGCATTTGATAAAACTTTTTTTCGTCACTCATACTATGGACACCTTTACGCTAGAGTTTCCAATATCTATTGATACATGTTTGTATGATGATTTTAACTTAGACAAACCAGCAACAACGCTAAAAGTTGGATCTAAGTCTTCAACAAGTTCGGTCATTAGAATAATGTTATAACCGTTACCTTTAGCGATTTCCTTAAGTACAGACATAAATACATGATCTTTTGCTGCACCACCACTGACAACAATATTTTTTGCTCTATCTTTATAACGGGCATTTTTATTTAAAAGTTCTCCAATAACTGAACGGATAAATTGTCTGGCAGCAGTTTCTTTTTCCTTCAAACAATCAATTCTTTTTCCATTCATACCGGATTTTTCTGGCATGTTACCTAATTGCCATGAGTTTATTGCTTCACTTGATGATAAATTTTGTTGGTCAGAAAAAACCTGAATTGCTCCTGCTAAACCTTCAACGCGTGCGTAAGAATCTGGTAAATTCTTTCCATCAACTCTACTTGCTTGTTGCCAGTCACCGTGCCCGATGTGCCAATATAAAAAAGTTTTTGCGTCAAGTGGAATGTTGAGCATAGAAGCTAGGAATTCATATGCAATAGTTGGTTCTTCCTGAATAATGATTTCGCAATTTTTCCAATTTGAATCAGTGGATTTATCCTTGAACCTAATATTTGCTACTGTTTCCTTAAGCAAAGCAAGTTTATTTCTTGCAAGGGTATTATCACCTACCTGATCACGAAACTGATCCATAAACTGAAAAGGGACGCTCATGGCTAATGAAATTACGTGTGTCCCTTCTCCCAAAGCTCTTGCAAGTCCTGCTTTTAATAATGTTTGGTAATGATCTGACTCTAAAGTTCCACCAAATATTCTTGGGCTATGAGGATTTAAAGTTTGCGCCAGATCGCCTACAACCGTTTCAATTCCCTTATCATCAATTAAAATTGATTGTTTATTTAGCAACTCTTTTTCTTTGGGGGCAGAACAAATAAAACTTGGTAGAAATTCCATTAGATAGTTCCTCATATTTTAAAGCATAAATATTTTAGCTTTAAAGGGTGAATTCTGTTTATTGCATAATTAAAATACATATAAAACATAAAATTCACTTCCTTATCACACAAATAAAATTTATTGCATAAATAACATTTGTTTATTTATGCAAATGCAATGTAACGGAAATTTTTAGAGAGGGGAAGTGAACTAATATAAAAATTTTAATTTTTATAACATATTAATTTGACAAATTAGAAAACAAGATGAGTATATCTAATGATTTAAATAATTTTTATAATTGGAGGATTTATATTATATGATGAAATACTAGAAGAGAAATAAATTTAATCTTTTTAATTAAATAATATTAAAATAGGAAATATATAATGAATATTGATCAGAATTTACTTAAAGAAGTTTTGTTAAATGCTAAAAATGGATTAATAAAAACAAAATATGACTCAATGGAAATTCCATGTGATGGCTTAGGCGAATACTCATTCATACTATGCCCAAATAAAAATATTGATCCATTTGAAGAGGAAAATAAATATAATGAAGAAATTGAGTATATTAAAACTCTTGCATATCATTTGAAAATATTAATTGATAATAACTATTTATATGGAGAAATTCGAAAAACACATCCTTTTTACATGGTTTCAATAAATGGATTAACTCTTAGCGGACATCAATTTCTGGAAACTTTATCCAATGATAATATTTTAAAAAAAGTTATCGAAAAAATTGGAAATATATCTTTAGATACTGTTTCAAAAGTCCCTGCTTTAGCTATCGGAGCTATAATAAATTCTTCACTAAAGTAACTTTATAATTATTATTTTGATTTGATAGATTATTTAGGCATTATATATTATAAAAAATACTTATTAAATATAGGATTCTAAAGATTTAAAATTCTTCAAAAATTCTTCGCTTTTTTTATTTTCTAATCCATAAATTTTCATGCAATTATCAATTTGATTTACAACAAGAAATAAACTAATTAATGCAGTTTTAAAAATGGTGTTTATACTGAACGAAGGTAATTTATGTGTATTTACCAAATTATTCATGAAACACAAGTATGACTCATTTCTGTGATAAGTTTTTGAAGACATTTCAAAAAGTGTTATTATTTCATTATCTTTTATAAAATGGTTATTAAAATCTTTTTGAATATTAAAACATAAATTTTTAACGACCATTGTATCGTTTAGAGGTTTAGAACTTTCATTTAATCCTTTTGAATTAATCTCTTGAATAATTTGTCTTTCATAAGTTGTAATTAAACTTTTACTTGTTTTATTAAAGTTGTAAATTTTTTTATTATCGTTGAAAATATCTATATAATTATATCTATCTAATTCATCATTTGAGAAGATATTTTTTATTATTTCCTTAAATTTATCATCAAACAATTCATCATCTTTTTGATTAAAATATTTATTGAATTCATAATATAAGTTAACATATGCAGAATTTAATATAATGCTTCTAGCTAATATAAAAAGGCTAAATATATTACTTCTCGTTAAATAGGAAACTACAGATGAGGATTTGCCTTGATAATAGCATTTAGTAGTAGAAGAGTAATAGTCTCTTAATAGGTCATTTCTAATAGTATCAAAATATGATATTGATGAAGATAAATCTGAACTCATAAAAATTAGATGCCATTTATTGGCAATCATTTGCTTTTTATTATCATTTACTGAATTAATAATATTATCATACTTTATAATATATTCGTTCAAAAATATTTCAGATAATTTAATGAAACGCATTGCATTAATATCTGAATTTACAAATTCCATCAAGAATCACCTTTATTTTAATTCATTATTATTAAGTATTTTTATTTAATCTTTTTTCTCTAATCAACCTTCTTTGCTCATTCCCTATAGCCTGCATTCTAATATAGTAAGAACGATGTCTATACCCAGCCTCATAATATTGAGGTTCATGAATTAATTTAAAAAGTTCATCTGGAGATTTTGCTAATGCTTCTTCAGCTTTTTCTTTGCCTATGGCTTTAATTGCACCACAAGCATGTGCGATAAAAGCAGGTCTTGCGATTGATGGATTTTTTAAGCATTTTGCTAGTAATCTTCTAGTCCAGTTACCAATGCGTTTATCTATATGATAAAGCAAAAAATTAGGCGCGCATTTTAAAGTTGTATCCTTACCTCGCCTATCAACGCTAACTTTTCCACGATTTAAGATATGTTGGATCTCTTTTTCAGCAAATTCTGCGTCTTGAATTTTATCAGCTTTAATAAGCATAATAGAAAGACCTTTTTTCTGGCTTTCAGAAAGTTTTTCCCCATCTTTAAATGAGCAAATAATAGCGGCCACAGCTTCGACAAATTGAGGATCAATTTGCTTCACAGTCTGAGGAATCCGAATTTTACGAAGCTCTTCTTTAAATTCATTTTTTTGATTTCTGAGATAAAGAGACCTATTTTTGCTCATTTTAATGCCATTTCTTTAAATTTTAAAATTGACCTTCGTCGCATTGAAGACAGATAAGCCCCATGCGTCGCCACATGTCGACTACCTGTTTACGATCATCAACGCAAAAGGTCACGTCAAATCTTGGCTGAATGTGCAAATTATAAATCTCCTCCTTAATCACTGCATCCTGACGATAATCTTGGTCTTTTCTCATTAGTAATAAATCGTAGAATTGATCATGGGTAGCTAGCCATTCCTCGGTTATTGCCCTTGTAAACTCATTACGACCAGTAACTAATATTATTTTGTGAGAGCCTTTAAAGTTTGTAATAATTGAAGCGCACCATGTATTTAACTTGTCTTGAATTATATTTTCATCTTTTAAAAAAGACTTCCAATCCTTTTTTGAGCCTTCAATAAATTTTTTTCTATGTTCGCAATCTGCTAAAGTACCATCCAAATCAACAATAATTGCTTTTTGTTTCATTTTATTTTTCCTTGAAAATCAAAATAATCTTTTAATATTTGCATTACTCAAAAGGGAATATCATCTGTAATTGGACTAGAATTTGAACAAAATTCCGGCTCCTGATTATTATAATATTCATTATCATTTTGATTTGTACTTTGCGAGTTGCTTTCTAGAAATTGAATCGAGTTACTCAAAATTTCTGTTGTATAGCGTTTCTGTCCCTGTTGGTCTTGCCATGAACGAGTTTGAAGTTTTCCTTCAATATAAACGAGACGACCTTTTTTTAAGAACTTGTGTGCTATTTCTGCCAATTTTCCCCAAAGTATAACTCTGTGCCATTCTGTTTTTTCTTGCTTGATACCCTCTTTGATAAAACTTTCACTTGTAGCAATGCTAAGAGTGCAAACATTTTGTCCGCTTGTTGTGCTTCTAATTTCTGGATCTTGTCCTAATCTACCAACTAAAATAACTTTGTTCACGCTTGACATAAATTTTCCTTTTGTTTATTTTTTTATATTAATTTTTTAAAGCCCAATTTTTACACATTAATATATGTCCATTTTGTGCATCTTTCGGATGATTATAAGCGCTAAAATCTAATTCGATATATTCATCAACCTTAGGGCATCCGCATTTTTTAAATTCACCATTAGTTTTAAAGACCTTTGTCTCATAAAATCTTTCATCACCAATTTCTAAAAATATTTTATTATTTCTATCATACAGCTCTCCGATAGTAGAGATTAAAAATCCATTTGGGAGAAGTGTTGCTAAATTAAAGTCACAGTCATTTGCGCAAATATGATGTTGATGATGAGCAAGCCAAACCCATTTATCAAATTGATAATTATCGTTCATTATATATTCCTTTATTTTTTATTAAATTTTATTTTAAACTATTGCTAATACTTCTTCTCGGCCCGCTTTTGTTCCGCAAAGCATATCATCGCCTTTTCTGATTGCCTCTGATAAAGCTTTTTTATTAATTATTTTGATTGTTTTTTCTTCTATGAATTCTTTAGGAATTAATGTTTCTTCATTTTCGGAAACGACATTTTTTACTTCATTAAAATCAACAAGCCAATTAATCGCTTCAACTCCGCCTTTATTTCTAATTTTAAATGATTTAATTGAGCCATGAATTTCTCGAATATTATTTTCACGCATTATATCTAATGTTTTTTTATAAATATTATCTTGAGCTTTAATAAGTTTTGTTTGTCTCAGTTTGATATCTTTTATCATTTCATCAAAATGATTTATTTGAACATCTAAAGCATCAATTAAAAAAATTCTTCTATCAGCAGCGGCCCGTGAATTTATTTCAACAGCATCTAGCGAGGGTATTAAATCGTCCGGAATTTCTCCTGCTGTTATCTCAAGGTATTCCATAAATTCAGCTAGTTTTTTTTGAGTTTCAGCGAAAGGAATTTTTACAGGAATAATAGCAGTATCTTTTTTTGCCATGTCGGTTCTCCCTTTGGGAAAGTTTTTTCATCGTCACTGTGACGATAAAATTATTTTATACTAGATGTAAATTTTTGTCAACGGGTCGATATTATAAAAAATTTCCTAAATTTAATTTGACAAATATTTTAAATAAATATATTTTAAATTTGTTCCTTAGTCCGTTACATTAACTCAAATCCCAAAGGGAGAATCGAAAATGACACTACCAGTTAAAAAAAATGATATTCAAAAATCCGCCTCTTCAATCGCAAATTTTTCTCCAGAACAGATAAATGTTCTAAAAAACTCAATAGCCAAAGGCGCAACCGATGAAGAATTAGAGTTGTTCCTCTATACCTGTAAGAGAACAGGATTAGATCCATTCTCTCGTCAAATTTATTTAATCCAAAGAAAAACAAAAGATGATGATTCAAAAGAGAAAAAAAGTAATGGAGTTATACAAGTTTCAATTGATGGTTTTAGATCTATTGCTTCGAGAAATCCTGAATACGCAGGACAGACTACAACATTATTTTGTGGAAAAGATGGGAAGTGGACAGAAATTTGGACTCAAGAAGAATATCCATTTGCTGCAAAGGTTGGAATTTACAGAAAAGGATATCAAGAAGCAACTTATGCAATAGCAAAATGGGATTCTTATGTACAATGCTATTGGGTGAAAAATAATCATGGAAAAAACAGCCAAGAGGTTTCTTCTATGTGGAAAAAATTCCCAGAATTAATGCTAGGAAAATGTGCTGAAGCTTTAGCCTTAAGAAAAGCTTTTCCGAGTGATTTATCTGGGCTTTATACCGCTGATGAAATGGCCCAATCTAATAATGAAGTTATTGAAGCGCAAGAAGTAAAAGATGAGGCTCAGAAGCCTAAATTACCAAGCACAAAAGAATGGACAGAACAAAATAAAAAAATTACCGAGGTTCAACAAAAACAAATTGAAGAAGAAGTAAATACTCAGTCAGTCAAAAAAGTTCCTGCACAAGTCGCTCAAGCTCAAAAGGTTCTCGACAGAAAAGAAAAAGCACTTGAAGCGGAAGTGATTGATAACGAAATTGTTTATAATGGCTCAGAAGATCATAAAAGTAAGTTCAAGGAAATATTCAGATGCTTAAAAATATTTTCTGAGATAAAAAATGACATGGAAAAAACAGTAGAGCTAGCTACATATTTTAGCGAGCGGTGCCTTGGTGTTCCGTTGAAACATTTAAAAGAACATCTTATAAATATTGAAAATGATTACAAAATTAATCATTCCAAAGATATTTCAGCAGCTTAATGCTGCAACCTAGTATTTGAGAGTAATACTCTGATAAAAATAATCGACTATTTAAGATAAATAAAATGGATATTTTTTCTTATACTTAAGTTTTATAGAAAATGCTTGGTTTTGGAATTTATAATTATTTATTTTAATTAATTTTATAATTATAAATTACATACCATTAATAAATATAAATATCTTTATTGATTTATCAAAAAATATGTATATCAATAAACTCAATACAGAAACCTTCTGTATTAAATAAACTAAATTATTATTTATTTATATTTTACAAATATAAATTATAATTTTATTTGGAGAAGCAATGTTAAACGAATCGCTAGAAAGATTAAAATTTCTCAGGGAAGAAATATTAAATTTAAGCCTCAAAGATTTTTGCAGCAAATTCTCACTATCTTATAGCTATATGAGAAATATAGAGTGTGGAGAAAAAGTATTACCAAAGAGTAAGTCACTAGAAATAACTAAAAAAATTCAAAATTATGGATTTAATATTTCAGATGAATGGATCGAAACGGGCTACGGTTCTTGCCCCATAAGCTCTTTTTCAATTCTAAAAACTAATAAGTATATTAATTTTGACGATACAAATACAGAACAAAGGCATTGGTTAAAAACCATTTTAACAAGAATATTTCCATACAAATATGCATGTATTTCAACAAATGAAATGATGCCATTTTTAAAAAATGGAGACATTGTTTTTGGAGTTAATGGAGACCCTTCAAAGAATTTAGAACGATTGAATAATGAAATTGTAATTGCGCGGGTTGAAGATAATTTCACTTATGTAAGAAGACTTCGAATTGTTGAAAATAATGTTTTTTTAGTAGCAGATAATCTTGATAAAACAGATGATCCTGTTGTTAAAGTAAATAAAATTAATTGGATATCACCTATAATAATTCATAAAAAGCATGTTGGAAAAATCGAAATATTGGAGAATCAAAATGATTAAAATTAGATATATATATATGGGTGCATTTATCGAAGCATTTGACTTTTGTGTTTATTTAGTGTTTTCTCATGAGCTTTCAAAATTTCTACTTGGAAAAGAAAATTTATTTTTATCAATATTGATTTTTTCAATTTCATATATTGCAAGGCCATTTGGTTCTCTTTTTTTTGGAATTTTTGCTAAAAATCAAAAGAATGGAATCACAACATTTTTAAGAAATTCACCTCTCTGGATTGCAATTCCAACATTTATAATTGCATTTTGTCCAAGAAATGACTTTGGAATATATTTACTTTTAATTTGCCGCTTTATGCAAGGATTTATTTTTGGAGGAGAGAGCGGTTTAAGTTTTGTTTTTGCATATTTAAACGTGACTAAATACAAAAATACTGCGATTGCAGCGTTTCTAACAAGTGGTGCCGTTGCTATGGCTGCCTGCTTTATTTTAATTCCTCTAATTCCTTCATTATTTAATTTAGAATCTTGGAGATTAGCATTTATTATATCAGGAATTTTGAGTTTATTATTTGTTATTATTAGATCCAAGATTCCAAAAGTAAGTAACGAAAAATTTGAAACAAGTTCAAAAAATGTGAGCGCATTTAAAGCAATTTCATATATAATTATTTATGCTGCTATGTTCAATACAGTCCTAGCCTTTTTAACATCAGGTCAAAAATATATTAGCTTACCTCTAGCTATGTTAAGCATTTCTTTTTTATCAATTATATTTGGATATATATTTGATAAAATAAATATTCTAAGATTTTTAAAATTAATAAATGCTTTGGCTATTTTTCTATTGCTTATTTTAATGTACTTTAATTTAAATTTGTTAGCTTTTTTTACAGCATTTATAATGTGCTGTGCGCTAGGCGGCATTTCGATTTCTTCAGCTATAAAATATTTGTCAAATAGTAAAAGTTTATATCCAAAATTCGGATTAGTTTATAACACAGTCATGGGAAGCATGGGGGCGTTAGTCCCAATAATCAGGGAGGTATTTAAATCATGAAAGCTGTACCAAGGAAGGCGATATTAAACCCGAAAGAGAAAATGAAAGAATTCACAAAATTTTTCAATTCAAAAATTGATAAAGAAAAAAAGCTTGGGCTTAACGTTAATATGTTTACAGTCGCTATCAACGATGGCGAAAATAACATAATTTTAACAAATGCTGAACAATTGGTAAGCATATTTACAGAAAAAGAAATGCACCTATATTGTCCTAAATATAAAAAATTTGATCAGGATAATAAATCATCACTTTTATTGAGTTTAGAAGAGATTACAGTATCAAATAAAAGAGAAGTTGAAGCCGTTTATTCAAGGCAAAATTTCGACCAAATTATTAAACCACGCACAACTATTTTTGCAATGTATAATCAATATAGCAAAATTTTAAAAAGAAATATTCAAGCTTCGTTCACTATTGGGGTATCAAAAGAAAATTTAGACAAGAATGAATTTTTTTATAAGAATATAATTAACATTCATGAGATTTTTAATAACAGCTTAAACATAGCTTTAAATATAGATAAGTGTAAAAGAAAAAACATATTAAATACGCTGGAAATTATTTAAAAAGGTGACACGTGTCACCTTCGTTTGATTGCCCTTTGCTATTGATAGTATTAAAAAAAAAGAGACACTCTTTAGAGTGTCTCAATTGATTGCTTTAAATTCTCCGCTAGTTCCTGCCAGAAGTTGATGGAGAATTTCATAACAAATATAGATCTTACGATTTTTAGTTCGAAAGCGCTATAAATGCAATGATAGCATAGAACTAAAAGTCGTACAAGATCGTTAATTCAAGGACGATTTATATGACTACTCAAAATTGTTGTGATCTTTCAAAATCCAAAACCAGAAAAACATATAAAAATAAACTAATTTTAAAACCAATGCGGGAAGGTTACACTCACAATCACGCAAAAAATGAAGCTTACAATGGTGGTAGATCTTTAAGGGCAATTTGGACAAATCCAAATATCACTTCAACTCAAAGTTTAGTTTTATTATGTATTTCTTCACATTTGGATTTTAAAAAAGATTTTAAATCTTGGATAAAAATTTCAATCTCTCAAATTGCTTCCGAAACTAAATTAGGCGTAAGAACAGTCCATAAAATCATTTCCGAATTAATAAAATTGGAATATTTAAATAAGCAAAGAAATTTTTCCCAAAAAACTTTTTTACAAGAGGAAAGTAGTTTTTGCTTAACTAATAAGCTTTTTGATGAGCATGTAAATTATTTACAAAAAAGTTTAGTTCCTACCTCGAATCACAATGAGCATGTAAAAGAGTACAAATTTCAAAAATCTCTAAAAAGTAGCAATAAAAAAATTTTACAGTCCGCAACTCCTGCAAAGCAAGTCCGCACACCTTACACATCTAATATGCACGACATGCAAAGTAAGGTTGTACGAGATGCAGACATTTTCCCCTTAGATCTTTCCTCTTTAAAACTTTCCCCTCAAAATTCTCCAATGTGTGAAGAAAAAATTTCACACACAATTGAAAATCCTATTGCTTATAAAAGTAACAACTCAGAATTAAAGCAAGTGGGAATTATAATTTGCGAATTACTTAAGCAAAAGCAAAAAAGGAAGTTTATCCCAAATATGGAATGCGAAAGCTTAATAGCTAAAGCTAAGCTTCACCTAGATCTTAACAACTGTGATCAATTTTTATCTTTCGCTAAAGCTGCCATAGCTAATGAGCATTACAACAATTTAAATAACTCTAAGAATATCGAAAGTATTTTCATTAATGAAGTAAAAAGTTTTATTGATAACAAAGAATATATTGCTTCTTTTAAAGCTAAAGAGATTACCGAATGCAAAAAAGAATCAATCGAGCAAATAGCAAATCGTTTTAAAGCACCTGTGGAGCAATTTTTAGGACAGGCCTTAACCAGTGTTCATGCAAAACAAAATGAGCCTTTAAAAGCTAAAGAAACACGTCAATCAAGTTTAACTGATGGCTTAAGCGATTCTGCTTTAGCTTGGTACAAAAATTTAGATAGAGCAAATAAAATCATTGTTCAAAAAGAAATCAAAAAGCATGGTCCCGCAAAATTTTCATCTTTAATTCTTCCAAGCATCAAATCTTATAAAAATTTCGTTACAAGCTTTAAATTTGAAGCGAGGGCAGCATGACTATAAATAAAAATTGTTACGTTTGCGATTTTCCTGTCCCTTATTCGAAAACTAGAAGTGGAAAGTATTATTGTGAAAAACATCATGTGTGCGCTGTAGAAAAAACAAGAATTCTTAAAAAAAGAGGACGCAAAAAATTAGATGAAGAACAAAAGCAATTAAGCATACAAAATAAAAAAGAAAATCAGAGAATATATAACCGTTCTTATTACATTGAAAGGGTCTTACCGGAAAGAAACAAAATCGTTAAAAATATTCAAGACAAAAAATCGACACATGGAACTTTTTAATTTACTTTTGCAATAGAACTCTTTTATAAAATCGTTCCTTTAGGAATAACCGAATTAAAAGAGTTCTTAATAAAAAAACATTCCCTAAGGGAGTACCGATTAATGCAAAGTATTAAAATAATTAATACTTCAAATAATGAAGTATTTTATGCTACAGAAAAATCAGCAGGCTTTGATATTGCAGCGAATGAAAATGTTTTACTTTTGCCGCTGCAAGTTAAAAAAATAAAAACAGGATTATTTTGGAAAATAGAAGATGATTCTGATTTATTAAGCACAACAGCAGCCGCTAAATTAGCACGATGCAGTCCTACAACTATCCGAAGAATGTGTGCCAAGGGCGATCTTAAATATGAAAATGTAAATAAGAAAATTTTAATAAATAAAGAACATCTTTTATCTTATCTTGATAGCGATGAAATAATTGATTTATCAGATAAGTTTGAGCTTCAAATAAGACCTCGTAGCTCATCCCTCCTTAAAGAAAAACTTCATATCCAACTTGGCACTATCGATCCTGATTATACAGGAGAGATTTGCATTATAGTTCAAAATCTTTCCTTTAAACCTAAACTAATTTTTAAAGGCGAGCGCATAGCTCAAGGCGTTATTTCAAATATCCACACCGCAAATAATTTAATCAATAAAAAAATAATACGCAAAAATAATGGCTTTGGGAGCACTGGAAAATGAGCAATTTACATAGAGAATATATTGAAAAAATTGATGATATAACAAAGTCATACGCAAAGATGAAAAAGTTAGTACGTGAAAATAATGTTCAAAAAAATATCGCAAAAAATCAAAATATTTATGTTTCATTATTAAACTTAAAAAAATCCATTGAAAACTTAATGTTTATTTATCAGAGAGATAGAGCATGAATAATGAAGATAATAAAAAAATATTATCTATTAAGCCATACAATAAAAGCGAAACTAAACTAAATGCAAGAATGATAAAAGAAATTAATAAGTCTAGAAGGATTCTTGGTTTAAAAGATTTAGTCCAAAAAAATAGAAATTGTATAAGTTGCAAGAAATTAATTAAAGAAACAACTTCAGAGCGATTGTGCGAAAGATGTAGATTTATAGCTAACAATATTTATGAATAAAGAGATAATAAAATGAATAATACTGAATCAATCGAGAACTTAAAAGATGAAAATAATCAATTAAAAATTGAGATAGATAACTTAAAGAGAGATAAAAAATTATTAATTAACACCATAGAAAAAATGGCAAGTCAAGCAAGATCTCAACTTCACAGTTTAGAAAAAACTTTAGATTTATTTAGAGTTTTTAATCAAAAAATTAAATGCGCACCACCTTCAGGAGTTGAGCGCCCAAAAGGTTCTCTTGATGAATCAAATATCATTAAAAAATCATGGAGAAAATAAAATGGAAGATATTCATCTAAAAATTAATGATAAAAATTCAAAATATAGAGCTAAAATTTATATGAAAAATAAATCATCTGATTTTACTAATTTTAATGAAATTGAAAAAGAATTAAAAAATAAAAATATAAAAAAAGGATTGATATTTTTTGATTTATCCAAAAGAAACTTTCCAGAAAAGAATTGCTTTTTTGAAATCTATTACAATGGAGAACGATTCATAGATGGAACATGGAAACAAGTAAATCAAGAGGAAAGAATATGAAAAAAAATAATTCAAATACTGAACATAAAACATTTAAGACAAGAATTCCTAGAAATATTCGGAGTTTTGCAATTAATAATTTCGGTGTTGAATTTAGAGTAGCTGAGACTTTAGAGAAAGCTAATATAATAGGATTACCTGAAGAAGCAAATAAACATGATGCTTTATATATAGAAAAATCAGCAGTTGTTTTTGTAAAAAAATTTACAGAATTTGATCCTACAGACTTAAATTTTATTTTACTTCATGAACTTGGACACGCAATTTTAGATTTTTATAAAAACGAAGCAGGACTTAAAATTGAAGAAAGAGATGAAGAAATCAAAGCGAATGGAATTGCGTTTGCTATTGCAGCACTTTTAAAAATTCCAGTTTCAGAAACGATGATTAAAAATTTAAATAGATTTTTGTGTTTGAGTGAAGGCGAACAAATTCAGTGGGAATTTTAAGGAGATATTATGACTATAAATATAATTGAAGGAAATAAAGCATCAGATATATATTTAAAACTAAACTTAAAAAGTCGTCAAAAAGTTGAAGAAATAGCTTCTGCAAGTAGAATAAATATTAATTATCAACTGGTATTTAAAGCATATATAGAAGAAAGATTTTCTGAAAATGAGATAACAAAAGAGAGCCAAGATAAATGCTCATTAATCAGAAATAAATGCAAAGAATTAGCTTGTTTTTTAGTTGATACAATTCCTGATAGTCGTGAATTATCAACGGCATTAACAAGTTTAGAAACTACAATGTTTTTTGCGGAAGCAGGAATTCAAAGAAGTTAATGGGAGTATATACAATATGAACTATAATAGGATTGATAAAAGAAAAAACAAAATATTATTAGATTATTATGTAATTGCGGTTGAAAAATTAGGCAATGTAACAACTGTATCAAAAAAATCAAAAATCGCTGTAAATACATTAGAAAAAATAGCAAAAGGCGAATCAATAACAACAAGAACATTTCAAAAATTAGAGTCTTTTGTTTTAAATTTAACTTAAATAAGGAATTATAAAATGATTGAATATTTAGCAATTGTAAATATAACGGCCACAGTTTTATTGATTATCAGATTTGTATGTTTTTTTGTAATTAAATACGTAATTAAAACCAAATTTAAAATAACTGATATAATTAATTATTTTATTTCTCCAGAATATGGAGCTTTGAAGCTAGCAATTGAAAATAAAGAATTAGAATCAGAAATTAATTTCTTAAATATTAAAATCAAGTCCCTCGAAATTAAAGTTAAAGATTATAAATTAGTTATTATGGAAAAATCAAATAACGAGCTAGCACAATAAGATAAAAATTATATTTAGATAAAAGGAAATTAAATGAATACTTTATCAGCAAAAAATGAAAACGAAGCTCTTGAAATTTTAATGACTAATTTAGATGACTCGAAAACAATCACAGATGAATTTTTAGCCGAATTTGCAGGAATCGAAAAACATCATTTCAACCGCAAGGCAGATCAACTTTTTAAAATGGATATTATTGGCAATTACAATAAAGTAACAATAGGTAAGAGTATTTCCGTAAAACAACCTACTCAAAAAATAATCAGAAAATATTCTCTTACTGATGTTATTATTATTTTGAGCCAATATGAGAACAGACACCAAAGAAGGGCTTTAAAAATATGTAGGCTAGCTCTACAAAAGTTTGTTAATGAATCGATACAAGTAAACAAACCAGTATTGCATAAAAATAGTACAATCTCAGTCCCTTTGTACATTGAAGACATGTTTGGGGGATTAGTGAAAATCGGCTCTACGGTTCGGAATATTATTGATTTAAATTATGAAGAATTCATAGAAGCAAAATTAATTCATATTCAAAAAACAATCGCGGGATTACAAAAGAAGCAAGAAAAGTTTACAGAAGAATTAATGCAAATAAAAAACTCAAAATTAAATAAAGTTGCTAGGGCTGTTCAAGAATTAAATGCGTGTGGGCTGTAAAAAATAGGCTTAAAACTAGAGCGGCCAGTACCTAAGTACTGACCCCTACTCGATTACCGATATGCTGTAATGTGCATACAGACCCATAGAATAACACTTATTAAATAAAAAGCAAGAAGAAAGAATTAACTATGTCTTCAGGTTCATTTATTAGATTGTCTTATCCATTAAGCGCAAAATTAGGGATATCAAAATCATTGGTATTACAAAAGATTATTGATTGGGTTTCAATGAATAAAAGCAACCCCAATATGAAAAAGGGTAATGCTATTTGGGTTAAAAGATCGGCACAAGAACTATCACAAGATTTAGATGGTAATTTATCAGCTAGAAGCATCGAGCGACATTTGTCAGAGCTAGTTAATGATGGATGGGTTATTAAAGAAAATTTTAATATAAATAATTTTGATAGAACTTGCTGGTACACACCAAACGGCCGCATGATCAACCAAGCAACCAAAGAATGGAATTCTGAACAAACCGACATTAGATCGGAATCAGAGACCGACAATTTGAGTAAGAGCTGCACACAAAATGAGTATTCAGATATACGCAACGATATCAATTCTCCCAACACTATAATAACAGATAAAGAATATAAAAAGATAATAGAAGAAGAACAGATAAATATTGAAAAAAATATTTCTGATCTAAAAAAGACTAAAATCAGAGTCGTAAAAACGAATGAAAAAAAACTTGATGATCGAACCTCTCAAATGCTCAAGTCAGGGATAGATGCATTCGTAAAATCTTACGAACATCGTTACAAAGCAAAATTCCTAGACTTCGCAACTCTAAGCAGGTCCATTCAATCTATTATAAAAAAAATGGGCGCTACATTTTCAGAGCAAAATTTAATTGATTGCGTGAATTGTTATTTGCGATCTCAAAATTCATGGCATGTCACCAAAGGTCACTCACCGATTTACCTCGCTGGTGACATTCAAAATATTTTTGCAGCGGCTCAGAATAATAGGAATGTAGCAACATCTTTACAGGCAAAAAAAGGCGATGTTTCTCAAACAATCGACTCAAACATCATGAACGCTTTAAATTCTCTTAAAAAAGAAATGAATAGCGAAATTTTGGATATTTAAAAAAGAGGTGACAAATGAAACCAAGTGAAGATTTTAAAAAATTTAATAAAATAAATGCACTTTATAAAGCAAAAATGACTATCACTCAAAAGTTACACGGGACAAACGCTTTAATTTATATCTATTTTGATGGGATGACAGGAAATTTAGATTTAATTTGTGGATCTAGAACTCGCTGGATAACTCCTCAAGATGATAATTATGGATTTGCTAAATTTATTCATGAAAATAAAGAAGAATTTATAGATAAATTAGGGGAAGGATATCATTACGGTGAATGGGTAGGATTTGGGATAAATTCAGGAGAAGGTTTAGATAATCGAAATCTAATTTTATTTGATTGGCAAAAATTTCATAATAAGCCTCTTCCAGAGAGAACAAATACTATTCCAGTTTTATATCATGGAGAAATAAACTTTAATATAATTAATGAAAAAATGGAATATTTAAAAAATAATGGTTCAGAATTAGTTAAAGGTTTTATGAATGTTGAGGGAATCGTTATTGATATTAACGGAGTAAAGTATAAAAAAGTTTTTAACCCAGAGGAAACAAAATGGATTTCATCAAAGTCTGATAAGAAAATGAAACAAGACAATTTAGTTTTTGATTACTTATTACAGCATAACAGATTAGAAAATTTGCTATCTAAAGATGAACGATATTTAAAAGAATTTCCAAAATCTATAGGTTTAATAATTAATGATTACACCTCTGATTTGCTAAGTGAAGAACAAATTGATGAAAATATCTACAATCAGAACTTAAAAAAAATAAAAAGAGAAGTTGGGTATTTTGTAGTGGATTTAATAAAAAGTAAATTATTAAAACAAAGCAAAGCAAGCTAAAATATATAACATAAAGAACTTTTAAAAATGATTTTTATTATTGATACAGACAAAGAAAAGATGTTTAAAAAATATAAAGAATTAACATATCACTCTAAGAATTGTCCTGCATGTAAAAAAGAATTATGGGAAAATGGTACATTTGAATTCTTTGTCTCAAAAGAACATCGCGGATTTATTAGAACATGTAATGCTTGCATGAAAAGTCAGACCTTATTAACTCCAAAAAAATTAATTGATCAAATAAAACTCAGAAATACAATAAATAATTTAAAAAATAGATTAGGACTAACAAAATGAATGAAAAAGAATTTAGTGCAGAATATATTAGAGAACTCAGAGCCTCAGAGCTTCAAAAAGAAAAAGAAGAATTTGATATTAAATATGATAAATTAATTAATAAAATAAAAAATTTAATATTAAAAAATTCTTCAGAAGATAAAAAATATCTTCTAATCACAAATGATGATTGTTCTGAATTTAATAAGATTATTAAAAATAAAAATGGAGGCGAAAATCTTGTTAATTATTTTAATTCATTGGGGTTTAAAACGGAATTTACACATACAAGAGAAAGACGCATTAATGGTAAAGAAATAGCTGAACTTAAAATTAAATGGTAATAAATTATGGACAACTTTGAAAAAAAATGTGCGACAATTATTCGTGAAATTTGTCAGCGGTGTGAAAGAAGCCTTTCAGAAAATTATATAAAGTCATGGCTCAAAAGTTGTATTAAACTCGGAGAAAAGAAAGCTCTTTTTGCGCTTGGAGAAATTTATAAGAAAGCAAAACAAGGTTACATGATTCCCTCGATATTTGAATTTGAACAGCTTGCAGAATCAGAAACAGAACCAAGTTTGCAAATTGCTGAACGAATTGTAAGAGGCATGCAATTGTATGGCGCATATAATCACGATAAAGCTAAAGATTATGTGGGTGAACTTGGATGGAAAATTGTACAAAACAACGGAGGATGGCAAGAGATGTGTTACACTACGAATATGAATCATATTTATTATGTTAAGAAAGATTTACAGAAGCAGATTAAAATATTTAAAAAAGAAGAAAAAAATTTAAAATTAATTACATAAAAAAAAGAAAGCCTCAGGCTGGCCGCTAGAAGCTTTAATTAACTTTTGCATAGGATGAAAAGCTATTTTATTTTTAATTCAGATCTGATTTTCTTGCAAGAAACCAATGCAGTCAATTGACGGCAATACGAATTTCTTCTTAATCTATTTTTTCTAAAATCCTTATTTTATATGAATAACTTTTTTCTAGTAGGATAAGTTTAGGGTTTTTGGGTGGAAGCCTTAATTATTAAAATTAGATCTTCAATAGAATGAAGATGATTGTAGAATTCTGGATCTGTTACAGGGACCCGACGATTTCTATACATATTTTTGCTATGAATAGGCTCATAACCTCTTAGCGCTAGTAATCGATGTAATTCATGGCTAAAAATTGTTAATTTTTCAAATTCTATATTTATTTCAACTTTTTCTATTGGTTCGAGTGCATCATAATGAATACCTGTTTCTCTTCTTTTTTTTGATTTTTCATGAAGCAGAACTATGTAATTAAATATTTTAGTTTCGTTATCTGTGAGCTTATATTTTATCATATTATTATCCTTTCTTAAAATTAAACAAAACTTGGACAATTTTGAATATAATTTTGGAATTTTGAAATTGAAAGCTTGGTTTTTTCAAGGGGGAAAATATTTTTAAAGTTTATCAAAAACAGACTTAAGTATATGATTTTGTTTTTATAAATTGAGTTTAATTTTTTTACTTTATAAGAGGGGGTTAAAATAGGAACTCTCTTTGAGTCTGACGCTGCAACTAAACGTCATTTATCAATTACAGAAATTTCTGGGTTTAGCGCTTACAAATCTTTTTAGGTTGGTAAATTCTATTTTGGTTTAATTTAAAAAACCTTAGCAGTCAATTGACTGCTAAAAAAAATTTGATTTTTGGTCTCGCATGAAATATTTTAAAGATCTTCTGAATGCGCCTTTGTTATGATTTAATTTCATAATTCTACCGTTGCAGGTTTAAATGGGTACGTTTTATAAACCTTGAAGGGCGTCGGAAACTCATTCAAGGTTTTATTCAGTGATAATTTAGCTCATCTGCCAAGAGCAGAAAGAGATAGCCCCGCGCTCTGCCTGGGGCTTTTTTATTTTGTTATGTAATTTTTTTAAAATATTTGGCAGTCAATTGACTGCAATTGAATTTGTATTTTTAACTTTTTTAAGTTAATGTAAAATTTCCTTTCATTGTATAATTATAGCTTTAAAGCCCCAAATTCCGATTGGGGCTTTTTTTAATCAGTAAAAACAATATGGGCTTTTTTTCCGTTACAAAACGCAATATGAGCAATGGTTTCTAATGTTAAGTTGCCTTCGCCTTTAATAATTTTTGAAGCCATGGATAAGCTTAAATCATG